CAAAGCATACACCCAAATGGGTGTTTTGCTCTATATTCCTCCATAGCTCAGTCGGTAGAGCGCATGACTGTTAATCATGATGTCACTGGTTCGAGCCCAGTTGGGGGAGCCACAACAGAGTAGTCTTTTGACTACTCTGTTTTCTTTTTTATCTAAATTTACTGCTAAATCGGGCGAGAAGGTGAGTGTTAAGAAAACAGTCCCGTGGACTGTTTTTAGTGAACTGGGATTGTGCGAGTGCTGTTTAAGAACCAAATGTAGTATGCGAGGCAGTTACTTTCCCTCCTTACAAAGTAAGTTGGGGGAGCCAGAAAACGACAGGTTTTTACCTGTCGTTTTTTTAGTGAAATAAATCCTTACGGATTTGTGAAATATGCTTTGCGTGTGAAATATTCCTTCTGAATGTGAAATGCCTACGGCGTGAGCTGATTTATTTCGTTTCACTTTCTGTGTTAGCAGAAAATTTCACAATACGTTATGTAGTATTTCACCGTTTGCACAGCAAACAATTTCACGGAGCAGTTGATGTGTGGAAACGAAATTTCAACCATGTCGAGCAGCTTTTTGATTACGGCAGTTCCGTTCGTAAGGTTATGTGTACAACCAATGCGGTTGAAAGCATAAATTCAAGTTTCAGAAAAGTTACAAAAAAGGGTGCTTTTCCAAATGAAATGCACTACTCAAATTGCTCTATTTACGCACAACTAGGCTTTACAAAAAGTGGAATGGCAGTAAGGTTCAAAATTGGGCTATGGTCAGAAATCAACTGGCTGCGAATGAAAAAATCAGTGCCCGTATTAAAAAATACGAGCATATGATTTAAGGCATTAACATAATTTTTTATGATCTTTAAAAACTTACACACTTTTCTTGACAAAGCCTCATATCTATTATTATAATGATGATGACCATGAACTCCCATTCCCAGGAGAGAAAATGTCCCCGGATGGTGGTAATAACCGGTATGTTTACACAATTTACGGTGTGAACAATCCGAGAGTTATTTTTAATAATAACACTACTGATCCTGCAACCAGACAACAACATCCCGGTATCAATCAACCCGGAATTGAAATAACAGAAGATGAAATGTGGGTAGTAAATGAAACTGCATATAGCAAAAAACCACAGGGAATTACTGTTCATTTTTATCGTCTTTCTGATTGGGAGTATTGGGACACAAGAATTTACTTCTATGAAGATAATGATATTCTGATGTCATGGCCTGGTGCATTAATGAATAGTCAAATGTATGACAATTGGTTAACTTATACGATCTATGGTGTAGATAATCCTAAAGTAATATTCAATGATTCGAAGAATAAACAGATACCTGGTGTATTGCAACCTGGGCATTTGGTTACACAAGATGTGTGGTTTAAGGATAATACTTGGACAACATATGAACCAGATTAACTGATTCATTATAAATTTCTAAAGATGAATGAGCAATTATGTTTGCTCATTCATCTTTGAAATTAGTGCTACAAACTTTTGAAAGGTTTTATATATGAAAACAACTAGATTAATACGAGTAAATATAGTATTTGCAATATCTTTTTGCACAGTTTTTATTTTAATGTTTTCAAGTTGTAAAGAGCTATACCCTATAACAAAAACTGCTGAAGGATATACATTTGAAATTGATGAAAATCAAAACGCTACATTGATAAAAACCGATATATTGGCTGAAACCATTGAAATTCCTTCGGAAATTTCTTCATATAAAGTCAAAAAGCTAAGTTGTGTAGAAAAAGCTGCATTAGTTGGGGTGTCTCTTACAGGTGTATTTGAGGGAAATAATGTTGTAAAAGAAATTATAATACCTGAAGGAGTAGTGGAAACTTATGGCCCGGCTATAGCTAATTGCTATAATCTTGAAAAAATTACTATACCAGGCACAATGACGACATTTGACGTAGTGCGGTGTGATAATTTAAAGGAAGTGAACATTGTTGACGGAGATACTATTACCGAATCCTTTAGTTTCAGCGATTGTTCCGGGCTTGAAGAAATATACTTACCGAAGCAAATTAACAAAATCAGCACTAATGCTTTTGCTCGTTGCTATTCATTAAAAAATGTGAAGTTTTCAAAAAATGTTTATTGTATAGAGAGTGTGGCTTTCCAAGGATGTACTTCACTTACAAATATTGATTTACCCGACAAGCTATCAGAAATAGGTTCAAACGCTTTTCAATGTTGTACTTCTCTGCAAACTATTGATGTTCCGTCAAAGGTCAGGATTATTGAGAGCTGGACATTTGATGGTTGCAAATCTCTTGAAATAGTGAATTTGCCTGAGGACTTAATAAAAATAGGTGACGGAGCTTTTCGGGATTGCGTTTCTTTAGAGAGAATTAATGTCTATGATGAATGTGATTACATTGCGGACAACGCTTTTGATGGATGTGATAAACTTACAATCTGCGGAATAAAGGGTAGTTATGCAGAACAGTATGCAAAAAAACATAACATACCATTTGAAAAATTGGATACAACAATTCAGTCTGTAAATTAATAATTATCGGTTTGTTGATAATTAAAACTATATTTTTTACGAGAGAATTTTAATATGATGAAAAAAATAAAAAAATATAAACTACCTATCGGGATATTGTGCGTAGTGTTAGTGATATTTATATTGCTGCAAAGCTGTTCAAGTGAACATTGGTGGTTTGGGTACACATATGAAACCGATGGATATACAAATAAATCGGCAACAATTGTAAAGATAAACTACCCGTCAGAGAAAGTTGTAATTCCTTCAACAATATTTTTCCATAAAGTAAATGCTTTAGGCGGATATGTTACAGGATACAATTTGTGGGGAGCAGAAAGGAAAGGAATGTTTGAGGATAACGATATAGTAAAAGAGATTGTTGTTTCTGAAGGGATAGAGTATATATTTAACAGATGTTTTGACCATTGTATTTCATTAGAAAGCATACAACTCCCAAGTACTATAAAACAATTCTCTTTTACGAATTGTGAAAGTCTGAAAAATGTTAATTTTAATGGTGATGTAAAAGAAATTGAAAGTTTATCATTTTCAGGCTGTTCTTCATTAGAAACGCTTGTAATTCCGGATAATATTGCTGATCGTGGTATAGCATACGGTGCTTTTTCCGGTTGCACATCACTAAAAAGTATAAATATTCCCGATAATATTACTGCAATACAACGATATACATTTAGTAATTGCATATCCTTAAAACAGTTAGTTTTGTCTAAAAATATTAAGAGCATTGAATGGGGTGCTTTTGAAAATTGCACCTTGTTGGAGAAAATTATCATTTACGATAAGGTAGAATATATTGCAGATAACGCTTTTGAAGGTTGTGATAAGCTCACAATCTATGGAATAAAGGGTAGTTATGCAGAACAGTATGCAAACAAACATGACATACCATTTGAAGAATTGAATAACATAGTTGACTGATTATATTTGCGGAGATTAAATAAAGTCAAATTTTAGAATTTAAATGCCGACAAGTTATAGCTTTTAATGCTATTACCTGTCGGCATTATTTTTGGCACCCCATAAAATTTTGTGTAAATAATAATCCTTCAAGCAATAACAAAACAGCGGATTGGAGCTTGTAAAATAAAGTGTGTAAGTTAGAAAAATAACTTGCACACTTTTCTTGACAAAGCCTCAAGAAAATTTGCGTTTGCACTTGCAAGCTGATTTGATACATCATCGTACTTGTCCTTTTCGACATACTGACCGCCTGCAAGGTTGCCGAGCTTAACATCTGCCGCATTGTTTACCTTTTCTGCAAACTGTTCAAATGTTAACGCTTTGCCGCCAAACATGGTTTTTAAAATTTCCATTAAGTCCATTTGTTTGCTTTTGCTCCTTTCAATTTATTAGCAATTGTGTGTACTCAGATATTTGAGCAATATTAAAAGCCCCCGAAATTCGGGAGCTTATAACCATAATCTGTAATTTTAAGGGTAAAAGTAAAAGGGATGTTTCAAACACCCCTTTATACCCTTTTAAATTCGTTTAATTTTGTTTTTATTCAATCAACTATGTAACTTTACCTTTTAGCAGTAAAGGCTTATACAAACTAATTTAAAGCCTCTTTTGTATTCGCATATACATTGTCATACAGTATATCATCATATATCTTTTGAGCTTTTCTTCCAAGACTATTATAATCATAGCCATTATTTTCCCAACAATCAGGATTCATGTCAAGCCAATCAGAAAAAGCTACAAGGGCATTACGTACAGTAGTAGCTTCTAAGATTTTTTCAGGATTTGGAATATACTTTTTTATAAATTCTGCATCTTTCTCATTTATTACGATTGCCATAATATCATCCTCCTCCAAATGAAGTAGCCTGTATAAGTAACTTATCCGTTATACTATAAACGAAAGAACAACTTTTACCTGTAAATTTTACTCGTTTATCTAAGTACACCGAACCGTTTTTCTTCATACTTATAAAGCTCGGTTCAGAGATACTTATTGGATTTGCAATAGTGTTCTTTAATTGTTCTAAAGTTGTACCTAATCGCATATCTTTATGTTTTGTTGATGTTTGACCTAAAACTCTGTCAACAAAATGTGTAGTAAAATCCGATATGTCATAATCAGGGTTACTGTTAATTTTCAGACCAACAAGTTCTCTTCTTATTTCATCAGCTTTACTTTCATATAAATCGAACCCTGTAAAAGGAGATATATTTCCTTCATCAATAGCTTTTACATAGCCTTTAAGAAGTTTATACCTTTCAATATCATTATACTTCACATCGTAATATTCTGCAAGTGTTTCAATGTTATTGATATTATGTTCTTTGCTCCAAGTTCTGTAATACTTTTTAGCAACACCGGTAGATTTTTGAGAGGTACTTTTACCAAATCCGTAAACTTGCGAGCGTGAACCGTCAGGAAGTAATCCTGTTTTTTACAAAAGCTATGCAGTTCTGATTCCTGCCGTTTCAACTTGCTTGAATAGTGACTGAAATTTTTTTCTAACTTTTGTAACAGCTCTTCATCAGAGAGGTTATTCAAAGCCTCATCACAAGCGGCAAGTGTTCTTTTGGTTGTCCTGATTTTGCGTTCAAAAGCTCTTTGCTGTTGTTCTGCTTCGTAAAGCGTGTGCATTGAGCCGTCGGGATACTCAATGTTTTTAGCATTAAGTTCTTCGATGTCTTTTGCCGAGTACATTCGAGCAGAACCCTAAGAGCTTTTCTGTAAAATATCTGTAGAGCATATTTTCTCCTCCGTTTCAGGTTTTTAAGCAATTCCTTTTAACGGATCTTGGCAAAATATGCTCTACTTTTTTTGCTTTTTATTTGCAGCTCTTTTTCTGCCCTAACTTTTATTATAGAGCAATATTTGAAATAGAAGGGCGTTGATGAGGGTTAAGGTTACGCTCCGCAAGCAATTGGCGGGGCAGAAATCTTTTGATTTTAAAAATGTATAATACAACATACTGATAGTAGTATGTTATACTACGCAAAATATATAGAAAGTATACCAAAATTGTACAATTGAATAAAATATACTAAAAATAAGGATAAAATAACTTAAAGATATTGAAAATAACTACAGCGTGTGCTAAAATTAGACAAAAGAAAAGGATTCGGAAAACCGAATCCTCAAATCACACACTGTGATGGTTGCCTAAGCAACGGATAGAATGAATTTTTATTTGAACTCATAGTGTAAATCCAATAAGGTAATTAGATTATCTTAATAATATTACAAAATAAATACTTTGTCAATAGAAAAGGAGGAGATTTATGAAGAATTTTAATGACGATTATTATGCAGGATTTGATATAGGAACGGATTCTGTCGGATATGCAGTAGCCGATACAGATTACAATCTCTGCAAATTTAAAGGCAATGCTATGTGGGGTGTTGATCTCTTTGAGGAGAGTAATTCAGCTGCCGAGAGAAGAATTCTTAGATCGGCACGAAGAAGAGGTTTGAGAAAAAGAAACCGTATTGAATGGCTGCAAATGCTTTTTGATGAGGAAATTTCAAAAGTTGACAATGCTTTTTATCAGAGATTAAAAGAAAGTTGTCTGTATCTTGATGACAAATCATCAAATGTTCCGTATGCGGTTTTTGCAGACGGTAATTACACCGATAAAGAATTCCATACAGACTACCCTACAATATATCATCTTAGAAAAGAATTGATTAAGAGCTCACAACCACACGATATAAGACTTGTATATCTTGCGTTACATCATATTATAAAACACAGGGGACATTTCTTGTTTGATAATATGGGGTCTGATTTTGAAAGTGAATCCTCGTTTGAAACTCTTTTTGACGATTTAAAACTTTACTTAAAAGAAGAATATGAAATTGAATTTGAGTGCAATGATTCGTTAAGATTTTCAGAAATATTAAAGGACAAAACATTGAAGAAAACTGCAAAATCGTCTGAATCGTACAAGCTTTTCGGTTACAGTAAAAGAAATAACCCATATGAAACCGCTTTGATAGATTTAATGTGTGGCAGAAATGTTGGATTTTCCGATATGTTCGGTGATAAGTCGTTTGACAGTGAGGAAGTAAACGGTATTACCTTTGAAAGCGGTTATGATGATAATGAAAATACATACCGTGATTTGTTACAAGAAAAGTTTGAACCTATCGAAAAAGCAAAGGCGGTTTATGACTGGGCAATTCTTGCAGACATTTTGAATGGAGAAAAGTATAATGGTAAAAAGTATATTTCATTTGCCAAAGTTAAAACATACGAAGAACATAGTTCAGATTTGAAAATGCTCAAAGATTTCGTTAAAGAAAGATGTAAATCGTTATATGGCGAAATCTTTAGAATTACAAAGGACAAGCTTGATAACTATACGGCATATTGCGGAAAGTACAAAGAAAACGGCAGAAACGGTGTGATTCAGTACCGTACAAATCAGATGGATTTTTGCAAATATCTGAAGAAAAGGTTTGAAAAGCTTGACAAAACAGGCTATGAAGAAATGTTTGATAAGATTGAAAACGGCACATTTATGCCGAAAATTGTCGTAAAAGACAACGGCGTTATTCCTATGCAGGTGAATAGGAGTGAGCTGAAAGCAATTCTGAAAAATGCTTCAACTTATCTTGAATTTCTTAATAAAAAAGATGAAAACGGAATTTCTGTAAGTGACAAGATAGTCAAAATTTTTGAATTCAGAATACCGTATTATGTAGGTCCGCTGAATAATCACAGCCTAAAATTCTGGCTTGTCAGAAGTGATGAAAAAATATATCCGTGGAATTTTGACAGCGTTGTTGACATAGAGCAATCGGCAGAGAATTTTATAAATAATCTGACTTCAAAATGTACATATCTTCCAACGAAGGATGTAATACCTAAGAATTCGATTTTATACAGTGTTTTTACGGTTCTTAATGAACTGAATAATTTAAGACTTGACGGAAAAAAGCCTGATGTAAGTCTTAAACAGGCAATATTTAACGACTTGTTTATGACGCATAAAAAGGTCAGAAGAAAAGATTTGCTAAATTATCTAAAAAGCGAAAAAGGTATTACGCCCGATATTACAGGCATTGACGGTGATTTTAAGTCAAGTATGCGTTCCGCAATTGAAATGTCACAGTTTAATCTGACCGACAGCGAAAAAGAGGACGCTATAAAAGCTATAACTGTATTTGGCGATGATAAAAAACTTTTAAGAAAGCGTTTAAAAAGGCAGCTCGGTTCAAAATTATCGGATGAAGATATAATGAGAATTTCTAAACTCAAATACAAGGATTGGGGAAGATTATCAAAGGAGTTTCTTACCGAAGTTTATAATGTTGATAAAAATACAGGCGAGTTGCAATTAAACATTATCCATGCGCTATGGCAGACAAATGATAATCTTATGGAGCTGCTTGGCTCAAAATACGGCTTTGAACAGAGCAGGCAAAACTATCTTGACGGTATTCAGACAGGGCAAAGCCTTGAGAAAATGGTGGAGAATCTCTATATTTCTCCTGCGGTAAAACGCCCTGTGTATCAGTCTTTGAAAATTATGCATGAAATCAACAAAATTCAAGGTCATGCACCTAAAAAGATATTTGTTGAGATGACAAGAAAAGACGGTGTGAAAGGTGACAAAGGCCGTAAAGAGTCAAGAAAGACCAAGCTTTTAGATTTATATAAAAAATGCGGTGAGGATTCGGGCGAACTCTGGGAATCTCTTGAAAAAACACCTGATGATGAATTTAAAAGAGACAGACTGTATTTTTACTATACTCAATTCGGCAAGTGTATGTACACGGGAGAACCGATAAATCTGTCGGAATTGTACAATCAAAACATTTACGATGTGGATCACATTTTCCCTCGTTCAAAAGTTAAAGATGACAGCCTTGATAACCGTGTCCTTGTGAAGAAACAGGTTAATGCTCACAAGAATAATACATATCCGCTTGACAGTTCAATTCGTGAAAAGATGAAAGGCTTCTGGCATTTGCTTATGGATAAAGGTCTTATTAGCAAGAAAAAGTACGAGAGGCTTACAAGGGCAACTGAGCTTACTGACAGCGAACTTTCAGATTTTATTGCAAGACAGATTGTTGAAACATCTCAATCAACAAAAGCAGTTGCATCACTTTTTAAAGAATTGTATCCCGATACTGAAATTGTGTATGTAAAAGCATCTTTGGTAAGTGAATTTAGAGATGAAAGCAGGGGCTTTGGATTTTTAAAATGCAGAGAAGTAAACGATTTTCACCATGCAAAAGATGCCTATCTAAATATTGTTGTCGGCAATGTGTATAACGAACGCTGTACACACAACAAGTCCATATTTATCGAAGGTTTGAAAACCAAAGCTTATAGCCTGAACAAAATGTTCAGTTTTAATACACCGAACGCATGGTCAATTGATGATAATAAGTCAATCAAAATTGTCAGAAAGACTATGAACAAGAACAATATCCGTTTTACAAGGTATGCTTTAACAAGAAACGGCGGACTTTTCAAGATGAATCCTCTGAAAAAAGGAAGAGGACAGGCTCCATTAAAGCAGAACTCTCCGCTTTCGGATATCAGTAAGTATGGTGGATATGACAAGCCGGCATCTTCGTACTTTTCATTTGTGAAATATGAGGGTAAAAAGGGTAAAGAAATGCGTCAGCTTGTTGCAATTGATTCTTACATTAAGGCTCGGTATGAAGCAAATCCTGAAAAATATTTGAGTGAAACTCTTGGCTTGAAAAATCCTGTGGTTCTGATTCCCGTTGTAAAATATAATGCCTGCATTGAAATTGACGGTTTCAGAATGCACATGAGCAGTAAGTCAAATGGCGGCAAAAAAATTGTATACAAACCTGCTATGCAATTAACGGTTAGCTATGATACAGAAAAATATATCAGAAATGTCGTTAAGTTAAATTCCATGCCTGAAAATTACAATATTACAGAGCGTGACAAAGTGAGTGCCGATGAGAATTTGAAGTTGTTTGATATTCTAATTTTTAAAATGACAGAAACAATTCTAAAGGTTAAATTCGGTGATATGGGTGTTAAAATTGCATCTCATCGTGATACTTTTGAAAAACTGGATGTAAGAAAACAATGCTTTGTTCTTGTAGAAATTCTTAAAATTATTCACTCAAATGTTGTTACCGGTGACTTAACTTTAATCGACGAAGCTAAAAAAGCGGGAGTTGTTTCCACAAATTCCGTATTGTCGGAGATTAAAGGTGTAAAGTCGATTTATCTTGTTCATCAGTCGGTAACAGGTTTGTTTGAGAAGAAGATTGATTTGTTACATATGTAAGTTATCAGAAAAGAGGAAATTTAGATGAGTTGGAGAACGGTAGTAATTACGAAAACATCCAAGCTGGATTACAGCATGGGACACCTTGTTGTGATTGATAATGATTTGTGCGAATTTTATTGACATTCATTATACAAATGTTATAAAATAACCTTATAGATTTGCCGTGCACAGTATAGTGGGTGCATTTTATTCCCAATTTGAGGTTTGAGGTTTGAGAATAGTGTAAATCTATAAGGTAGTAAAACAGTCCGTCTGACCACCGAACTACTGCTCTGGTTTGAGAATAGTGTAAATCTATAAGGTAGTAAAACGAGAGCATTAACGATGACTTGCCCGACCTTGTTTGAGAATAGTGTAAATCTATAAGGTAGTAAAACGCAAACTTATGTGACATTAGCCTTGAGGCGTTTGAGAATAGTGTAAATCTATAAGGTAGTAAAACAAGCTGTTTCCGCACGAGCTTATTGCAAAGGTTTGAGAATAGTGTAAATCTATAAGGTAGTAAAACCAATTATGCCGCATCTCTTGACAGCATTTCGTTTGAGAATAGTGTAAATCTATAAGGTAGTAAAACTTCAAGCAAATAATCACCGTTTCGTTCCTCGTTTGAGAATAGTGTAAATCTATAAGGTAGTAAAACTTGACGATTTGTCAAAGTATATGGGCATTTGTTTGAGAATAGTGTAAATCTAATTAGGGTACAAATTTTACTCGTGGACTGTGAAAAAACAGCATTGCAAAAAAACAATAAGGCACATAACCGTTATCACTTTCGGTTATGTGCCTTTTGTAGTTTAATAAGTTTGTTAAGAATACCACGATTGATTACAGTCCAAAACAAGGAAGATTTCAGTGCGTTAATTCCAAAAGTAAGTTCCACCATGAAAGTTACTTTGAAAATTAACTATTTACTTTTTTGTTTAAGTTTGCGGTAAATATGAATTGTATAATCCGTTTTATTGTGTTATTATGTAGTAAAATGGTGTGCAACATTGGTGTTTTGAAAAAATTATGTTGCTGAAATTAAACTTGAAATAACTGACGGGTGGCATATGGTTCGCAAAGTTGACAAAACAAAGCTTCTGACTGTTGTCGGGATAATTATATTCCTGTTCGGAGGTGCGGTGAGAATTTTTTCTCATCTTACTTCCTCGGCGGACAATTATATTGAAAATTTTGATGTTATTATCTTTTCGGGGCTTATTATAGGCTGGGGTGTGTCTGTTGCATATCGCATTGTTCAGAAGAATATACGAATCTGCCTTGTGATATCTGCGGCGCTTATGCTCTTGTGGATGGCTCTTCGTGCCATAAAATACAACAGCCCTGCCGACATCAACACATACGGACGGTATCTTTGGTATTCATATTACATAGCAATGGTGTTTTTGCCGCTTATGATGTTTTTTGCAATGCTGAATATCGGTAAGCCCGAAAATACAAATAACCGAAAATATCTTTTGATTATACCTGCCGCCGTTCTTGTACTGCTTGTTATGACGAACGATTTTCATCAGCTTGCGTTTGTATTTGAACCCGATTTTCACAATTGGAACAAACAATACAGTTACGGTCCTGTTTACTATGTAATTGTAGTGTGGATTTTTATACTTGTACTTTCGTCAATTGTGCTTTCAATCAATCGATGCAGAATTTCCGCAACACGCAAAAAGCTGTGGATTCCGATTGTAATAATTCTTGTCGCAATAATTTACACACTCTGGAATAATCTGAATCACGGATATTCGGGACTTAGAATTTACAATGTTCCCGAGGTGTTCTGCTTTGCCTCAATTGCTCTATGGGAAAGCCTTATTCAGATAGGTCTTGTGCCGTCAAATACGGGTTACGGCGATTTTTTCAATGCGTCAAATCTTAACACTCTCATATTTGACAATGATGGCAATGTGAAATACCGCTCAAAAAACGCAACAAATGTTTCAAAAGATGTTGTTCTGCAAAACGGTAACAGTGTTGTGATTGATGAAAATATAATTCTTAAAAAGCATAATATAAAAGGCGGTAAGGTAGTTTGGACGGAAGATATATCGGCAATTAACCGAATTAACAGAGAACTTTCGGAAGTAAAAGAGCAGATTTCGGAATACAATGTAATCTTAAAATCAGAGGCAGAGCTGAAAAAACGAAGAGCGGCAGTAACCGAACAGAACAAGCTCTATGACAGTATAACCGAATTTATCCGTCCTCAGCTTTGCGACCTTGAAAATATACTCAAAAATATTGAAAACAACAGGGGAGATATTTCGGTTAATTATGCCGGTGCCTGTGTTGTTAATGTCTACATCAAGAGAATAAGCAATCTGCTCATTATGGCAAAAAGCAGAAAAATGCTGAATGCTTTTGAGCTTGAAAACAGTATCCGAGAACTTGCCGAGTACATTTCTGTATACGGAATTTCGTGTTCGTTTTTCAGTAATGTTTCGGGAGAAATTTCAGCCGAAAAAACGATTGCACTTTTTAAATTCATCGGGATTTTTATAAGGCATATAATGAACTGCACAGATGCGTTGTTGTTTAATTTAAAAGTCAATGAGAAATTTATTGATTTAAAAATCAACTGTGACAGCAAAAATGAAATGAAAATTCCCGATGATTTACTTGACGATATTACAAAACTCGGCGGAAATGTCACCACGGAATATGACGCTGACACGCTGTTTGTGTTTGTTCGTATGCAAAGCGGAGGTGATGACATATGACACCCATCCTTGAAATGCGTTCGTTTGTTTGTGTTATATTGATGAGTGTGCAATTTGTTGTTGCCTGTGCGGCAATATACAACGCAACGCAATCTTTTCTTTATAAAATCAGGTTGTGGAAACCGATTTCAGCGGTTATAATTGCAGTAATCTCTTTGACAATGTTTTTGGTAAGCACTCAGGTCTTGGGTAAAATATATTACGATAACCAAATTAATAAAATGGCTGAATTTTTTGGCAGAATGCCGTTTGCTCTGTCTGTCGGCATAACGGCATATTGTGCGATAATGTCTGTGTACATAACGGTAAGGCTTCATCATTGCAGGAATACCGATATTACCGCAATGTCAATTAAAGAAAGCTTTGACGGCTTGCCGACAGGACTTTGCTATTTTGACGAAAACGGACTTGTTGTATTGAAAAATAACCTTATGGAAAGCATATGCCTTGAACTTACGGGTAAATCGCTTAATGTTGCAATGCCCTTCAGAGAGAAGATAAAAGAGGTTTCTCAATATGAAAATGACGGGGCATTTACAGTCAGATTAAAGGACGGCAGGGTTTTCAGCTTTTCGCTGTCGGAAACGGAAATTTTTTCAAAACCGTATTTTCAGCTTGCGGCAACCGATATAACAGAGTTTACAAAGCTTACATCAACCTTGGAATATGAAATAGGCGAGTTAAAAAAGGTTAATGCTCATCTGAAAAAATACAATGAAATGGTCTGTGACCTGACAAGAGAAGAAGAAATTCTTCGCACAAAAGAGATAATTCATGACAGGCTCGGCAGTACGCTGATAACAACAAGAAGATATCTTGAAAACGGCGCTCTGTCTGAAAATAACAGTAAATTACTTGAAATGTGGAAAAACAATATTTCTGTTCTGAATACCGCAGAGAATGATTGCAAAGACGAAAACTTTGCTAAGGATATTGAAAATGCCGCAAAGCTTGTCGGAATAACGCTTGAAACAGTCGGAAATCTTCCGACTGATAACAATGCGGTTGCACGGGTTCTGACTTTTGCAACAATGCAATGCCTTAACAATGCCGCAAGACACGCAAAAGCAGATAAAATGATTCTTGAAAGTCTTGACGACGGTGAAAAATATATTTTTAAATTTGCAAATAATGGCAGAAAACCGCCTCAAAAAATCAATGAGGGCGGCGGACTTTCTTCCGTAAGAAAAAAAGCGGAGCAAATCGGCGGAAGCATGAAAATATCGACTTCCGAAATTTTTGTTCTTGAAATCACAATACCAAAAAGCGAGGTGCTGCAGTATGACAAGAGTACTGATAGTTGAAGATCAGTCAATGCCGAGAACTTTATTTGAAATGTATGTAAACCAAAGCGAAAACTATACGCTTGCGGGCTCAATAAGTAATGCCGATATGACGGATTATCATTGTGAAAATTCCGATGTTGACCTGATTTTAATGGATATATGCACATCAATGGGGGCAAACGGTCTTGAGGCGGCTGAAAGAATAAAAGCAAAGTTCCCGAAAATTAAGATAATCATTGTTACCTCAATGCCCGAATATTCCTATCTAAAGCGTGCCAAGGATGCAGGGGTTGACAGCTTTTGGTACAAAGAGGTAAGTCCCGAACCTATTATTGAACTTATGGACAGAACAATGAACGGTGAGCGTGTGTTTCCCGACACAACTCCGAAAATTAAATTTGGCAACGCAATGAGTACGGATTTTACCGAAAGGGAGCTTGAGGTTTTGCGTGAACTGACAAGCGGTGATACAAACACGGAAATTGCCAAAAGACTTTACATTGCTCCGGGCACTGTCAAGAACTATATACAGTATATGCTTGAAAAAACAGGATTTAAGTCAAGAACAGAGCTTGCCGTAAAGGCAAGAGAGGCGGGACTTGTAATCCTTGACGATAGAATTAACGACAAATAAATACTTTTTTCTGAATATGTGCCGTTTGGCACATATTTTTTTGCTGTTAAAACAGTATAATACAATTACAGGATATAACTGCTCAGACGGTGAATATCTTTTGTGCAAAACGCTATCTTTGTCCGATTAATAATCAAAGACAAAGATGCATAAAATTTATTATTTAATGACAGGAGGAAAAACTATGGAGGCAAAAGGTTCAACTTTTCTTAAAGTAACGGGAATCCTTATGATTGTATTCGGTGCTATTGCATTGGTTGTATCAATCATCGCCATTCTCGGTATCGCCGCACTTGCAGCTTTTAACGACGGTACATACGATATGACTATGCTTTATGTCGGCGGCGTTTTCGCACTTATCAGTGCGGTTGCTGAGTTTGTTGCAGGTATTATCGGCGTTATCAACGCAAAGCTTCCGCACAAGGCAAATACATGTATTGTATGGGGCGTTGTTGTTGCGGTTATGTGTATTGCAGGCGAAATTATCAGCATGATAGGCGGATCACAGTTCAATGTATTCTCTCTTATCTGCGGTCTTGCTATCCCTGTACTTTACATTATAGGCGCTGTTAAGAACAAAGCATAATTATTTTATTATTTACCCCCCCTTTTTTAATTACCCACCGTAAATATTTTTAGCACAAGGTCACAGCTGTCCGAACAATCGGGCAGCTGTGCTTTTTTTGTTTATGTTGTGAAATATGCCGTTTGGCACATTCATCTTCTATCGCAAAATTGTACAATATAAGTGAAAGATATAGGTGAAAAGGGGTGATGTCCGTTGAAGAAAATTTTGCTCAGTGTTCAGAATAATTTGCTCAGTGAGGCTATTCAAAATGCCCTTGTAAAGAAGGGAAGATTTTGTATTGAAAATGTTTTACCGAATCAAGACGGGAAAATTCTTGATTTGTGCATTGCAGAAAGAGTTGATGTTTTGCTTATGGATGTCACAAGACTTGCCGATTCAACTATTGAGAAACGGCTTGAGCTGTGTGGAAAAGTAAAGGAATATTTGCCAAGCTGTAAAACGGCTCTGCTCTGTGACGAACAGGCATATCCCGACCTTGCCGACAGGGTTAAACAGGCAAAACAATTTGGAAAAATAAGCTCGTTTTTTTATTCATCCGTAACGGCAGATTATCTTGCCGCCGCACTTGACGCACTTTAAAAAGGAGGTACTGTTTATGGGTATATTTGACAGCTTAAAAAATATGACAAATCAGGCTGTAAAAAACAATGTTTCAAAGGCCGTTTCGGGAGCGGTAAACAATGCAATGCACAAAAGCAAAACATTTGTATTTGCCGATTATCCGAAAAATGCAGATGAACTCAAAAAAATGCCGGAGCTTGACTTTTCGTCACCTCTTTCAACAGCGGCATTTGCAATGCTTGTGTTGCTTGAATATGATGAAAGTCCGGAAAACACAATAGAAATGCTTAATGTATTAAAAGGACCTCAGCCGATGAACGGGATGGATGTTCAGTTTTTGCGTGACAGAATCAAGGGCAGGGGATATATTCCTCGCTCATATTTTGAGGGTTCATCCGTGAAGAACGATTATACACCGAATGTTCCGTACAAAATAACCGTTTCCGAGTATGCATATACCTATCAGAGCGAGGGTTATGCAAAGGTTCAGATTCAGTCGTCGGGAGCAGACTCACCTCGTCCGATTGAGCTTCGCAGAAAGGGCAATCAATGGTTCTTATGGCGTAATCTTGCACTCTCTGACATACGAACTCCGGCTTCGGTTGATCCTTGGGCATGAAGGAGGGATTTTTATGAAAATCAAGAAAAAAGCAAAGCGTATTTCGAGTGTTGTTTTATGCTTTCTCATGCTGTTGACAACACTTCCTATGACAGCCATAACCGCAAATGCGGCGGCTCAGGCTTATATCAAATATATCGACACCGAGGTTTACATAGGAGATGTCCTTAACATTATCGTGGGAGTAAACGGCGGCAGTACAGGCGAAACCTTTACCTATCAATGGCAGGCAAAATATCCGAGCCTAAACTGGGTTAACCTTTCCGATAAAACCGACAGACCCAACTCGAAATTTTCGGGTGTTTTTACAGACCATCTTAAATTTCAGACCTACGCAGAACTTGTAGGACCTGACTCAGGGTGGAAAGATGTTGTCTTTAGATGTAAAGTAACGGGTTCAAAGAGCGGTACTTTTTATTCGGGAAAATGTAACTTTCCGGGACTTCTTGAGAAGACAGAAATTCCTATAATTGGATTTTTAGGCTTGGAGAAACCTGAACAGCGGAAAATCCCCTCAACTACGGCAACTCCGATAAACAGCACTTACTACAGTTTTGATTATATTGAGTGGTATGAGTACAAAAACAACAAAGTTAGCAGAAAGCTCAACGACGGAGAAGCTTTTGACAGCGGTATGTATTGTTGTCAGCTATACTTTAATATGAACAGAGGATATGCGGTTGCCAAGAACGCAGTATGTGGCTTGTACAACGACGACGGTCAGGCGACAATTCTTCAGGATGAAACCACAGGTCAATATTATATTTGGGCATATTACGTTGTTGCAGATAAATCACCTTCATTTTCACATCAGTCCACTGAGGCAGAAATTATGAAAGGCAAAGAAGGAACTATATCGGTTACTGCCAACAATGCCGCAAGCTATCAGTGGCAGATGAAAGTAAGGAGAAGCACAGGAAGATATGTGTGGCGCAACATAAGTGACAACTCATCCACATCAAACAAATTTTCCTTCAAGGGTACAAAAACAAATGCTTTGAGCATCAGACCGAATACGGATTTTGATGAAACTCATTTCAGGTGTGCTGTCACGGGTGAAAACGGTGATGTCATTTACAGTGTATCTGTTAAAGTTACGCAAAAGGTTAAGGCCCGTATTATACTGGATTTAAGAACGGGCGGCTTACCGGATGACACTATTACTATTAAGTTTGATAAATACACTCCTGACGGCGTCTATAATGGCAGCTATACACATGAAACGGTAAACAGTAATGCAAAACCCTTATATGTGTATTATGAAACAGTTCCGGGCAAATATGTCATTACTGTAAGCAAACCGCAATGCGTAACACGGGTATATGAAGCGAATGTTGTTAAGAAAGATGTTAACCTTGTAGTAAAAATTACTGTTCCGTATGATGTCAATATGGACGGTGTTATTAATGTTGTGGACGCAACCTTGGTTCAAAAATACATTGTGGGGCTTGAAGAATTTGACGATTACACTTTTAAAATTGCAGACACAAACGGTGACGGCACAATATCAGTTATTGATGCTACAAATATTCAGAAGAAAATCGTGAATCTTTTGTAAAGGAGAAAGTTTATGGGACTATTTGAAAAGAAATATTGTGACCTTTGCGGTGACAAGGTAAACGCCCTCACAAGGCAAAAGCTTTCAGACGGTTATCTTTGCAGCGACTGTAAGCACAAGCTCAGTTCGCTTTCATCAGGCTGGAAAAACAGAACATTAGCAGATGTTAAAGCTCATCTTGAACAGCGTGAACAGAACAGACAGAAATATTCGGCATTTGTTCAGTCGGCAAGTGCCGGTACAAACGAAAAGCTTGTTGTAGATTTTAATAACAGAAAATTCTATTTTACAATAGGCAGAGATTTCAAAAACAGCAATCCTGAAATTTTTGATTTTTCACAGCTGCAGGACTTTTGGCTTGAGCTTGGATATACAACTCTGCAGGATTCCGACCGTGACGGAATTCCTGATGAGTATGACCGCTATGATAACCGTCAGGGCAGTAACAGCGGTTTTGGCAGTCAGTTTGATACAACAAACTCATTTTCGGGGCAAAACGGTATGCTTGATGTTCCGCTTGCGCTTCAGCCGTATGTTCGTGATACAAATACATCGTCATCGCCGCAAAGAATATCTTCTTTAAAAGCAAAATTTATCGTAAATCATCCGTTCATAACCGATATATCAATGTATGTTGATTCGTCAATCGGTACTGTAAGGAATGAGCTTATGAGAGCGTTTGATGACGGAATGCAGTTAATGAGACTGTGTGAACAAATAAGGAACGGTATGCAGAACAATATGGGCTATCAGCAAAGCGGAATGTCCATGCAGAACAATATGGGTTATCAGCAGAACGGAATGCCCATGCAGAACAATATGGGTTATCAGCAAGGTGGAATGCCTATGCAGAACAATATGGGTTATCAGCAAAGCGGAATGCCCATGCAGAACAATATGGGCTATCAGCAAAGCGGAATGCCTATGCAGAACAATATGGGCTATCAGCAGAACGGAATGCCCATGCAGAACAATATGGGCTATCAGCAGAACGGAATGCCTATGCAGAGCAACACAGTAAATCAGCAAGTTTCACAGCCGTTTACTCCGCAAAATGCTGCGGCAATTGTTTGTTCGGCTTGCGGATATAAGCCTGACGGCAATCCGCCGAAATTCTGTCCGTTCTGCGGGGCTGCCATGACATAACCGATATGACTTTACGGTCGTTATTTCATAATATTTCCAAACGAAAAATGCGTGTAAAAAAAGAAATTGTATCCGTGAGCTATTCAAAAAATCATTCAAATTTTGACTACTGCTGTTCTTTTTATGTGCGAAAAAAAGGTGTAAATTTCCTTTTTGACGCTATCTGCAAATGCGGTTATATCGCTTTTGAAAATGTTTTGATCGACGAAACGGATATGAGACTGCTGTGTGAGACCGCCGAAGACGCATTGGAAATTCTGAAAAAATATAATCCAAAAAACAAAGAACTGACAGTCGATGACGCCACGGTTACAATCGTTGAAATCATATTTTCCGACAAAAACAGTATGTCGGTCAGTATGACGGAACAAACCTTGGATTCGCTCGAAAAAGCGTTCTTTGCCCTTGCTGAAAAATATTGCAAAGATGTTTAATCTCTAAAAATAATTGAAAAGCAACCCTATGAAAACAACCCCACGGTAAAATAATCGTGGGGTTGTTTTTTTCTGTAAGAGAAAATGAGTGCATTTTTTCTTGCCATTACCGTAGTAATTGTTTATAATTAAGGTATGACAATAAAAGAAGGCATGAACAATGCAAACGATAGATGAGGCACTAAACAAACTGAAAAAATCTGATTTTCGCAGTCGGTTTCATTTAAAGCAAAAGGACATTGACTATATTAATGAAAAGGGAATGAATAAAATCCGCTCCCATGCAGAAGATTTTGTCAGAACACGGCTTGCACCAAAATATATTCCGAATGACGGAAAGCAAACGCCTATGAGGGGACACCCTGTTTTTATCGCACAGCACGCCTGTGCCTGTTGTTGCAGAGGGTGTCTTAACAAGTGGTACAGAGTTGCAAGGGATAAACAGCTTAACGAGGTCGAACAGCAGAAAATTGTAAATCTGCTTATGGCTTGGATTGAAAGGGAATACAATGATTATAATTCCAATAAAGAATGATAGATAAGGGCAAAAAGATGAGTGATAAATTAAGCGTGTTAAAAGATTACTTCGGACACGATTCTTTCAGAGACGGACAGGAACAGATAGTTGACGCTTTGCTTGACGGCAGAGATGCACTTTGCATTATGCCCACAGGTGCGGGCAAGTCTATGTGCTATCAGATTCCCGCATTACTTTTTGATGGGGTGACAATTGTTGTGTCACCTCTGATTTCGCTTATGAAGGATCAGGTCGGCTCACTCGTTCAGTCGGGAGTTCCTGCGGCATATATAAACAGCTCGCTTTCATATCCGCAATTTCTCCGAGTGCTTTCAAATGTTGAACACGGAAAATACAAAATTATCTATGTTGCACCCGAAAGGCTGTTGACTGACGGATTTCTCGACACCTGTAAAAAGATAAAAATCTCAATGGTTGCAGTTGACGAGGCTCATTGCGTTTCACAATGGGGACAGGATTTCAGACCGAGTTACCTCAAAATTATTTCATTTGTTGAAAGCCTTGCAAATCGTCCGATTGTCGGAGCATTTACTGCAACGGCTACGAATGATGTAAAAGAAGATATAAAGAAAATTCTCAGGCTTGAAAATCCGTTTGAAATTACAACGGGATTTGACCGCCCCAACCTTTTCTTCGGTGTAATAAAGTCATCGTCAAAGGATGAAAAGCTTATTGACCTCATTCGGGAGCGTGGCGACAGGTCGGGAATTGTCTATTGTGCGACCCGAAAAAATGTTGAATCTGTCTGCGAATTGCTCTGCGATAACGGCTTTTCGGCGGCAAGATACCATGCAGGTCTTGATGAATACGAACGCAGGAAAAATCAGGAGGATTTCGTTTTTGACCGAAAAAATATTATGGTCGCAACTAATGCTTTCGGTATGGGAATTGACAAGTCAAATGTTACATATGTAATTCATTACAATATGCCGAAAAACATTGAAAGCTACTATCAAGAGGCAGGACGGGCAGGTCGTGACGGCGGTGAGGCTGATTGTATTTTGCTCTACAGTCCTAAGGATGTTCGCCTAAATCGCTTTATGATTGAAAATTCCGAGGGCAACGATGAGCTTACAATTGAAGAAAACGAGCAAATTCGTGAGCGTGATTTTGAACGCTTAAAATATATGACCTTTTACAGCACTACAAACGATTGTCTGCGTGGATTTATTCTGCGGTATTTCGGTGGTGAAAAAAAGGCTTACTGCGGAAAATGCTCCAACTGCCTTTCTGTTCACAAGCTTGTTGATGTCACAATTGATGCTCAAAAAATTATGTCGTGTATTGCAAGAACAGGACAAAGGTACGGCAAACCCGTGATTTGTGATGTGTTAAAGGGCAGTAAAAGCGAGAAAATTCTAAAAGCTGAGCTTAACAATCAGTCAACCTACGGAATAATGAAAGAGGTTACGGCAAGGCATATTTTCGGCACAATTGACTTTCTTGCCGAAAAGGAGTATATTTCAGCCGACAATGAAACCGAGGTTCTAAAACTTTTGCCAAAGAGTCGAGATGTGCTTTTCGGACGAGAACGGCTTGTGATGAAGAAAGTTGAAAACTCCGAAAAGGTTGTCAAAACGCACCGCCCCGAAGTGCCTGTCAATTCCGAATTACTTGACGCACTCAAGGCTTTGCGAAAAGGCATTGCATCCAAAAAGAGCGTTCCTGCTTATGTTATTTTTACCGATGCAACGTTGATTGATATGTGCAAAAAATGTCCCGAAACACCCGATGAAATGCTTGAAGTTTCGGGTGTGGGCAGAACAAAGCTTGAAAAATTCGGAAAACAATTTCTTGAAGAAATCGCAAAATTCAGATAACTTCATATACTGTTAAAGGATGAACGAATTTGTTTGTCCTTTTCTTTTTCAATTTCCAAAATTGTATTGAAACAGTTAGTACAAAGTGGTACAATAGTTACAGAGAGAAAACAGATTGGAGGCATTTGTATGGCTGACATATTTGATTACATAAGTCGGAGAGGCAATTTGACATTTGAACAGGACGGTTTTAACGAGCTTGACGCACTTGTGCTTTCACGGCTTTCATATCTTCCTTTTGACGGTGCGGTATCGTCCTGTTTGTTTGATGAAATTACCCTTGAACAGGCGGCAATGCGTGTGTTTGCAACCGATGATTACGAGAAAAATCTATTGTGGAAGGGTGACGCCGACCTTTTGAGAGCGACGGCAGAGAGCAAGAGATTCGGCAAAATTCTTGTTTCGGGGTATGTAAACGAGGTTGAGTCCGATGTGAGTATGCAGTTTTCCGCAATCACTTTTGAATTTCTTAAAAAGAATTATTTTATTTCATACAGAGGAACGGACAATTCTCTTGTCGGCTGGCAGGAGGACTTCAATATGTTCTTCACATTTCCGTTGCCGTCACAGAAAAAGGCTCTTGATTATTTTGAAAAGGCAGTCCGTATGCTCAACGGAAAATTCATTCTGGGCGGTCACTCAAAGGGCGGAAATCTTGCGGTTTATGCCGGTGCTTTTACCGATGAAAATTCAAGAAATCACATTGATTATATTTACAATTTTGACGGACCCGGGTTTTCTCTTGACAAAATCAGGGACAGCGGATTTTATGAAATCGATGACAGAATCTACACCTTTGTTCCGCAGTCAAGCATTTTCGGCATGATGTTTGAGCATGAGGAGAGCTACACAATTGTAAAGAGCAATCAAAAAGGTTTTCTCCAGCACGATGTCTATTCGTGGGAGATTGAGCAGAACAGGCTTGTTAGGCTGAAAAGCACTACAAATTTCAGCGTTTTCTTTGACCACACGCTGAAAGAATTTGTTGAATCGCTGACAATTGCTCAAAGACGGGAGTTCACAAAAGAGGTTTTTGCCCTTTTGTCGCTGACCGAAACCGCAACCTTTAATGAGATGCTGAAAAATCCGCTTAAAAACACGGGAACAATCCTAAAATCCTTTGCAGGTCTTGACAGCAAAACAAGAAATATGCTTTTGAAAACAATCTTCGCATTCGTAAAAAGTGCAAAAAACAATTTTTCCGACATAACAGGCGGTCAGAAATCAATTGAAATAACAACATAATATCATATGGCAAGAAAAAAAGTTAATGTCCCTGAGAAAAGCCATTATGAGACTAAAACAATCGGCAGAAAATGCTCGGGTTGCGGTAAAGTAGAATACTATTGATGTAAAAAAAGGTTGTTGCCTACAAATGGTAACAACCTTTCTTATTGTGTTTACCATAAAGAAATAACCGCCCTGTAATCGCAATACAGAGCGGTTATTAAAAATAAAAATCGTTCAAGCGAAACAGCTAAAGCTGCTCCCTTACTTGTGTATTAAAATAATAAAAATATGTCAACTGTCAGGGTACCGATCGGTATCCTGTTTTTTGTACAAAAAACATATGAAAGCGGAGTGTTCAATAAGCTCTGCTTTTTAAATGTCAATCGTCAGTTCAACGGGACAATGGTCAGAACCTAAAATTTCGGTATGGATTTTTGCACCGTCAAGCTTGCTTTCAAGAGCTTTTGAAACGATAAAATAGTCAATACGCCAGCCCGCATTTTTTTCACGAGCCTTGAATCTGTATGACCACCACGAATACACGCCCTCTGTATCGGGATAGAAATAGCGGTAGGTGTCGATAAATCCGTCATCGAGCAACGCTGTCATCTTTGAACGCTCTTCATCGGTAAAGCCTGCATTTTTACGGTTGGTTTTCGGATTTTTCAAATCAATTTCTTTGTGTGCAACATTCAAATCACCGCACATAATAACAGGCTTTTTTTCTTCAAGTTTTTTCAGATATGCCTTGAAATCATCTTCCCATTTCATTCGGTAATCAAGCCTTTTCAGCTCACTTTGCGAGTTTGGAGTGTAGCAGGTGACAACAAAGCAATTGTCAAATTCTGCCGTGATAACTCTGCCCTCATGGTCGTGTTCGTCAATGCCGATCCCGTAACATACATTCAAAGGCTCTTCCTTTGTGAACATAGCCGTTCCCGAATAGCCTTTTTTGTCGGCATAGCACCAATACTGATGATATCCTTCAAGCAAGAGGTCAATCTGTCCCTCTTGAAGCTTTGTTTCCTGAAGACAGAAAATATCTGCGTCAACATCTTTAAAAAAGTCCTCAAAGCCCTTTGTAACACAGGCACGAAGTCCGTTTACATTCCACGAAATCAATTTTTTCATAATTTACTCCCGTACACACAAAAGGGAGCAAGCATTGCCTGCTCCCAAATTGCCAATTTGTTAATTATTCTTCTGCGGAAAATTCGTCTTTGCCTACACCGCAGAGAGGGCATACCCAATCCTCGGGTACATCTTCCCATGCTGTGCCTGCATCAACGCCGTTATCGGGATCGCCGATTTCAGGATCGTAAACATATCCGCAAACATCGCATACATATTTCATACTATCAAATCTCCTGTTCAAAGTCTGTTGTGTAATCGGTTAGTTGTTGGTCATACGATTATCAAGCTGACTTTTTTGATTTTTTATTTTTTAATGATTACTTAAAGTATCTGTTAAGAAGACCTCTAAAGCCTGCGCCGTGTCTTGCTTCATCCTTTGCCATCTCGTGAACCGTGTCATGAATAGCGTCAAGGTTCTGAGCCTTTGCACGCTTTGCAAGGTCAAACTTACCTTCGCAAGCACCTGTTTCTGCATCTACACGCATCTGAAGATTCTTCTTTGTGCTGTCTGTAAGAACTTCGCCTAAAAGCTCTGCAAACTTGGCAGCGTGTTCAGCCTCTTCAAAAGCATACTTTGTAAATGCGGCAGAAACCTCGGGATAGCCTTCTCTGTCTGCAACTCTTGCCATTGCAAGATACATACCGACTTCGCTGCATTCTCCCTCAAAGTTAGCTCTGAGATCCTTGAGAATATCTTCGCTTACGCCCTGAGCAACGCCAACCTCGTGAACTGTTGCGAAAGACGCCTCCTCGTCCATCTGCTTAAATTTTTCCTTCGGTGCCTTACAAACAGGGCAAGCCTCGGGAGCTTCGGGACCTTCATAAACATAACCGCATACTGTGCAATACCATTTCATAATTACTTCTCCTTTGTAATAAATATTAGTGTACTTCTGCCGAACATTTAGGACATATGCCGTAGTAGATAACAAATCTGTTTTCTACCTTAAATCCCTCTTCGGCAAGCTGTGACTCAAGGTCATCAGCATTTTGATTGTCTTCAACATCAATAACTGCATTGCATTTGTTGCAGACAAAGTGGGGATGCGGCTCTGTGTTGCCGTCAATACGCTCCTCACCGTTTACGTTGCATATAACGCTGACCTTTCCTTCATCCTTAAAAAGAGCAATGTTTCTGTAAACCGTGCCAAGACTAAGGTCGGGAATTTCGGGCTTTAATTTATCATAAACCCAGCGTGCGCTCGGATGAGTGTCCGTACCGCACACAGCGTTGTAAATTGCATTGCGTTTTGAGCTGAAATTTCTTTTTGCCATAATTCATAAATCCTTATGCAATATTAGTCAGTACCGATTGGCCAAAATCAGTAATCAGTATTAACTTTGGCTATATTCTATCACGCAGATGTTTGATTATATTTACAATAAAGAATTATAGATAAAAAATCTTGCACAAAGAATTGGGAGGAAATATAGTGAAATCAAACAAAACAGTAAAAATTATCATTTTTGTGGCACTTTTCCTGTCTGCAGTAATTTTAATATCGGTAATGACAGGTGCAGTAAAAGAAACAACGGCTGATACCGACAGCGTAAAACTGCCCGTAATAATGTATCACTCACTTTTAAAGGATGAAAAACTGCAAAATGACTACACCGTTTCGCCGACTCTTTTTGAAAACGATTTAAAATATCTTGCCGAAAACGGCTACACAACCGTTGTTGTAAAAGACCTTACCGATTATGTTTACGGCAAAAAATCATTGCCCGAAAAATGCATTATGCTGACCTTTGACGACGGCTATTATAATAATTATTATTATGCACTCCCTTTGCTTGAAAAATACAACTGCAAGGCGGTCATATCTCCGATTGCGTCAGTGTCCGAAAAATTCACCGAAACCAAGGACATTTCCGTGACCTACGGTCATATAACTTTTGACGATATGAAAGAAATGTCCGATTCGGGCTATGTTGAAATTCAGAATCATTCGTACGATATGCATTCTTTGAAATCACGAAAGGGTGTTTTGCCAAAAGCGGGGGAGAGTGACGAAGCATATAAATCTATTCTTACGGAAGATGTTGTCAAAGCTCAAGGCTTGCTTGAAAATGCAACAGGGAAAAAACCGACCTGCTTTGTATATCCGTTCGGTGCAAAAAATGACCTGACCGAAAAGCTGATAAAAGAAATGGGCTTTTCGTGTACACTAACCTGTACGGAAAAGCCCAATATAATTACTAAAAATCCCGACAGCCTCTACGAGCTGGGACGATACCGCCGTGACCGCAACGAGTCAATGCAGAATCTTCTTATCCGAATTGAAATGCAGTCATAATATTTATACGGCAGATACGGCAGATTTTTCAGCCTTGGCGTTTCTTACAAAAGCCTCGCACAAAGCTATGAAGATGAAAAACAGCGGAGTTGTAATCGGCTGATAAAGGTTTACAACAGACTGAACAGCATAGCAGATAACAGCCGAAACGCACGCAATCAGCATCGGATTTTCCTTTGCATACTTAACTGCGTTCTTAATCGTACCGCACACAATGGCAAGATAGGAGAGAAGTCCCGTAATTCCGATTGTGATAAGGTAGTTTAGATATTCGTTATGGGCGGCATTTGTTGAGCTGTCACCGTATTTTGAAAGGTCATCAAAGTACGGACTGAATGCGGAGTAGAACATATCCGGACCTACGCCGAACAGCTTTTCAATGAATGAAGCGTCACCGAAAATCCATATCGACCTTATCCACATAAAGCCTCTGTGCGTACCCCATATATCGTTAAAGCGGATAATTCTTTCAAAATTGCCGAGGTCGGTTTTGGTGTCAATACAGCTGAAATAAACCATAATTCCTATCATGGCAACAGCACAAAGTCCGAATACAACGGCAAGAGCAATCGGCACGGCTTTTGAAATTGTGATGTTTGGTTTTTTGTAATCAATAAGATACAAAATCCCTGTAATAACGGCACAAGCTGCAAGCAATATCCAGCCGATGCCTGAGAAAACGAAAATTTCCTGAAACTTATCAAAGCCCTTGCTTTTGTCGTCAAAGCAGAGCGAGAACAATCTGAGCAGCTTTGCAAACAACAGCATAACAGTTGCCGAAAGGAAAAATCTTTTCAGTCTTACAAGACTGTTTGAAAACCATACAAGGTAAATAATCATAAATACAGCCATGCCGAGAATGCCGGAATCGCTGTCGGCAGTCATAAGAGCCGCAAAGCCAAATCCTGTTGCAATAAGATAAATTGCTCTGAGCAAGGTTTTCTCCGTGATAACCGACATTGCAATCATAACAGGCATAGCGATGCAGATGTAGCTTGAAAGCAGATTTTTGTTGCCGATTGTTGAAGTGAAGTCGGTAATAGTCTGTTGGTCGGTGAGAAGAGTAAACATCCCGAGAGGATCAATATAGAATGAGTTAAGCACCGCAAGTGCATAAACTATCATTGAACCGAACGCAAGCGCAACGAATATGTATTCAAAATATTTAAAGCACCTTGTAATCATAAAATATGCTACGGTGTAAAATGCCATAAGCACAAGACCGTTGTTTCGTCCCTGAGTACCCATAAGTGCATCCAAAGGGTTTGCAGACAACAGCGTTGAAATGACATTTATCCCGAGGAATACAATAAATGCCCAGTCCATAAACGAAAGCTCTTCATACAAATGCTTCGGTTTAGGCTTTTCAAGCTTTGAGTCTTCCGGCGGTTTATCAACGCTTGCGGTCATAATAATAAGAAATTCCGCAATAACGAGAATACCCGTCAATATAATGAAAAAGTAGTACTTGTCATGCCTGATGTTAAAATATGCGTCGGTAAAAAACAACGGAAAAAGCGTGAACATAACAAGCAGATAATAGTTTGTGAGCGCCTGCTGTACCGAATATTTTTCTTTGGGTTTGGCAGGCGGATTTTTATGCTTTGCAGAAGTCATAATAAAATAACCTTTCAATATAATGTACTTCAATTTTATAACGCACGCACGATGTTGTCAAGAAATAAAGTAAGTTGAAAGCTCTGGTTTTCGACTTGTTTCGATTGGCATATGCTTGCAAAAGAACAATAATTGCATATTTTTCGGCACTTTTATTCCCAAATTAATACTTGTGGAAAAATTAGTATTGTATTTATCTCCGTAAAATGGTATAATTCCCTTTGAGATGTATTTCCATATTTGCAGGACAAAGACTTTTGTAAAAAATTGTTTATGAATTTATCTATTTACAGATTGGGAGGTTTTATGAAAAAATTAGTTGTTTTCGGCTTTGACGGCACTCTTGCCGACACAGCCCCCGGAATTTTATATTGTTTCAATACAACAGCAGTTGCAATGGGCTATGAGCCTGTTGAACACAGCGCACTCTACGGAGTAATCGGCGCACCGCTTGAATACGGATTTAAAACGCTCTTTAATATGAGTGATGACGAAATTGAATATGCCGTAAAGAATTACAGCAAGCTTTATTCCCAGAAAGGAAAAGAGATGTTCACCGTCTATGACGGAATTTATGACGCTCTTCGTGAACTCAAGAAAAGCGGTTTTAAGCTTGCAATAGCAACTCAAAAGCACAGAATGTTCACAACGGATATTCTTGAAACCTACGAGGCGTCGGATGTTTTCGACGCAGTATGTGCAACAGATGTCGGTACAAACCTCACAAAGAGTCATCTGCTTTTGCAGGCGTGTGAGCAGACAGGAGTTTCCGTTGAAGAAAGTATCCTTGTCGGCGACAGCACAATCGAGGCAAAAGGTGCGGAAGAAATAGGTATGGACTTCCTCGCCGTGCTATACGGCTGGGGCTTTAAAACCAAGGAAGAAACCGAAGAGTACAAATGCGTCGGCACAGTGTCATCTCCGGCAGAAATCTCTCAAAAAGTCATGGCACTCTGATTACGGTTAGTGCGTGTAAAACAGTGCATAAATAGGATTAAAATTGTAATTTTCCAAAAACAAATCGGGCAGTCATAACGATTGCCTGATTTTTTTATGCAAATTTAATTCTGTACAATAACAATGATACAACGATATACTTTTGCTTGTAAACGGGATGTTTGATAAACAGAAATATGATAGTACGGAATTGATATTGTTAAATTCTTTTACATAAATTTTAAAAGTTAATTTAAAATAATATTGAATTTTCACATATTGTATGCTAAAATAAAAATGCCAAACAAAAATTTAATTTTAAGTTCACCTAAGTGTGTATTTTTATTTTGGTAAAAATGCAGGCTTTACTTTTCACACCTTATAAGTGAAATATTGTGTCGCAACAATCAAAGCTATGTATTTTTCGTGCGTAGCTTCAGCTACGCACTTTTTGTTTTATGCGAAAAATATTTGTTTTTTTGAAAAAATCGAAAAAATTTGAAAAATTTTAAAATTTTTTCGAATTTTATAAAATCAAAAGCCGTTTTAAATTGTCTATATTATGAAAGGAAATGAGAGGAGGTTATTTTATGAACATTTCCCACTTAGTAGAGAAAATTAAAAAGGGAGATAACAAATCATTTGAAAAGCTCTACAAGCTTACAGAGCGTGAAGTGTGGTTTACTTGTATCAGCTTTTTAAAGAACGAAACAACCGCACAGGACATTATGCAAGAAACTTACATAACGGCTTTTTTAAAAATCCAATCTTTGGAAAAATCATCACAAATCAGAAGTTGGCTTAACAGAATTGCCGTTAATAAGTGCAAAAATTATTTGAAAGGTAAAGGTGAAATCCAACTGGACGATGAAATTTTTGAAAATCAGGCAATAGTTGACGAGCGTATATCAATTCCCGAAGAATACATTTCAGACAAGGCAAAGAGAGAAATTATTCTTTCGATTATGCAGGAAGTACTGTCCGATGTTCAGTATCAGACAGTGATTATGCACTATTTTAATGAAATGACTGTTGATGAAATCGCAGAAGTCTTTGAATGTTCAAGGGGTACTGTGCTTTCAAGGCTCAATTATTCAAGGGCAAAGATGAAAACTGCAATTGAAGATTACGAAAACAAAAGCGGTGACAGGCTTCACGGTGTTGTATTTGTTCCGTTCTTTACAACAATTTTCAGAGAGCAGGCAAAGAGCCTTTGCGTTCCGAGCATAAAAATCACACTTCCGAACGGAGAAAGCCTTGTAACTGTGGCTTCAAAGGGTGTTTCAACAGCGGTAAAATCGAGTACCGCAACTGCGGTTAAGACAGGTGCAGTTACAGCGGTTAAGACAAAAGTCATAGCTATGGCTTGCGGTATGACCTTACTTTTTGCAGGCACAACAGTCGGCACAAGTCTTCTTGCAGGTTGTAAAAGTGACAAAGTTCCGACCGCAACAACTTCTGCTCAGACCACTGCACAGGCAACTACAGTTCCTGCGGTAACGGTTCCAAAGGCAGTTAAGGATTTGGTAGACAAGGGTGAAATTAAGGTCGACAAAGACGGCAACATCACAGATAAGAATGGTAAGAAAGTAGAAGTAAAAGACGGTAAAGTAGAAGTAAAAACCGATGACGGTAAGACAGTTACAGTTAAGGTTGACGATGTAAAAACTACAGTATCTAACAAAAACAACAGCAACAAGGGTAACACCGAAAAGAAAGAAGATACCAAGTCAAATACATCTTCAAAGAAAGACAATACTTCAAAGACAAATACATCTGATAACAACAAGAAGCCAGCTAAGCCAAGCAACTCTTCAAGTAATAACCAGAAGCCAGCTAAGCCAAGTGAGTCATCAAAGACTGAAACTCCTACAGAAAAGCAAAAGCAGAAGGTATGGGTAGTTGACTATAAAACAGTCCGCCACGATGGTTACTGGAAAGTAACAGGCACTCATGAAGAACCAGTTTATGGTTGGGTAGGCTACAATGTATGTAATGACTGCGGTATGAAGTTAACAGACGCTAACCAGATGGGTGATCACTTAGTTTGGGAGTTAAGAGAAAATGGTGGTACAGGTTCATATCACTATGAGAAGGAATATGTACAGACAGGCACAAAAACAGTAGAAGACAAGGAATGGGTAAAACCTTGGGATGAAAAGGTTGAATCAGGTCACTGGGAATACAGATAACATTTGATATTAACTACTTTAATCATGGTTTAATATTTCAAGGGAAGAGGACTCAATATTGAGTCCTCTTTTCTTTTGTATAGAAAATAATATTTCTATACAAGAAAGTATTCAATTTAATTATAATATATGGTAAAATATAATAAAATAAAAGGAAAGGTTGTAGAGTATATGGATATTGGAGTACTACTATTTATCTGTTCGGTAGTAGTAGGTTTACTGGTTGTGATTTATATGTGGTACACTTTTTAATAGAAAAGTAATCATATTTAAAATAGAAAAGAGGTATTAAGATGACAATATGCAGTTTTGTAGGTGATGAAGCATAATGTTAATTGAGAACAAAAATATAGAGGATAGTTATGGTATGGGAATGCTCTGTAATCAACAAAATAAAAAAAGAGGTTAAGCATTAGAAAAAATTGCTTAACCTCTTTATTGTTTTAATAATAGAAAAATCTTTTGTGTTGCGGTGTAATAAAATTTAAAAATATATTATCTTGTTTCTCAAAATCGGCAGGCAAACTAAAATGACAGTAAGTTTGACAGTAAGTTTGACTGCATTTTATCTTGTTTTAACTTAATTTAAAATTACTCAACTGAATTTTTGAAATCTCAAAAACCCAGTGTTTAAGCCACTTTTAAGGCATTTTAAGTAATTTTGGCAAAAAATAAAAGGCGGTTAAAAAACCACCTTTTTTGGTCGAGGTGACAGGACTTGAACCTGCGGCATCTTGGTCCCAAACCAAGCACTCTACCAAACTGAGCTACACCTCGAAATGTTGTTTAATAACAACAGCTTGATTATTATATACCATATTTTCGGATTTGTCAACATAATTTTCGTTTTTTATTCAAAATTAATTCAAATATTTTGAAAATCACCATAAAACAGAGCGAAAATGTGGTACAAAACAGCCGTCCCTGCATAAGAAACGGCTGTTGGTGCAGGTAACTTGCAAGGGGGATAGGAATGGGGAAAATGGGGGATTTTGTTAGCTATATGTAAGCTACGGAACATAATTATGAACAATTCAGGATAATATAAGACTATATTTTGTTGATTGCGTTCACCAATTCTTTTGGGTTTATGTGGGTGTAAACCTTTTCGGTCAAGTCCATTTTCGACTTGTGACCGACTATTTTTTTGATGATTGTATGGTTCACATTTGCCGATACAAGCATTGAAATGCAGGTGTGTCTTGTTTCGTGTATGGTGTGGTCTAAACCTAAATCGTTTTGCAGAGGTGTCCAGTAGTTGCGTTTAAAGTTATCGTATTTCAGCGGCTTGCCATTGGTGTTATTCAGAACATATCCACATTGAGAATCGCAGATGAATTTCTGCCAAAACGGCAGTACTTTATCTGCTATAGGCACGGTTCGTACACCTGAATCGGTCTTTGAACTTTCAACAAAGAAAGTCTGTTCGTCAAGGTTTACATTTGAAATTTTCAGATTGAGAAGTTCAGATACACGCACTCCCGAATAAATCAGCATAAGCACTATTTTTACCGAATCAAGATTTGAATATTCCCACAAAAGATTTATTTCGCTTTCCGAAAACTCCCTGCGTGCTCGTTTTGTTTCATCTGACTTGGCATTGATTTTCAATTTTTCTGCAAGATTGTTATGGAGCATATCGTGAAATATGCAGTATTCGTAGATTTTGTTCAACAGAATTTTAATTCGCCTAACCGATTGATAACCGTTGTGGCAGTTATCGAGAACTCGTTGCATATCAATGATTTTTATATCGGACATCTTGCGATTGTATAACATTGAGCATTGTTTGTATGCCGCATTATACTGTCTTTTGGTGTTCGGATTTGTGTCTTCGGTGATGAACTCCTTGTACCAAAGTTCATGAATTTCTGAAAAAGTGCGTCTTGCCGAATCAACATCAAACGGGTTTTGATTGTAATCAGCAAGAGCGTTCAGAGCTTTCGGCTTGTTGGGAAAGTAGCCTATAACTCTGCGTTCCTGATTGCGTGTTTCTTTGTTGTAGCCTATTGTCACGCAGGCAACCCACGGATTGCGCCTGTTTCCGCTCAGCTTATAAACAGAGCCGTAGCCGTTAGGCAGTTTCATTTTATACACTCCTTTTGCTTAAAAAAGGGTGCAAAAATCCCCTGATATTCAAAACTTGAAAAATTCAGGGGAATATGATACAATATTGTAGCGTTATAATATCGCATCATCTGCACCCTGTGTAGGTGATTCCGCTCTGTTCGAGGACCAGTCGAGCAGGGCGGATTTTTTATTTATTTATCTCTTCCATTATTGTATCTATTTTATCTATGTCGAGACTGTAGCAACGGATATTGCCTAAAGTTTTTTTGATTATTAAACCGTAATCGGACAGGGTGTTTAACCTGTTTGTAACTGTACTTCTGCTTAATTTCATAACATCCATTAGTTCCTTTGTGCTTATTCCGCTTTCGGAAAACAAACTTGCCTGAATAAGCAAAAAATACAGATTACTATATTTTTCGTCGGCGCCTTTAGGCAGAAAGATAATGCACTTTCCGTAATGTGTCAGTTGCTCTAATCTTTTCTCCAAAGCGTACACCAACTTGTGCAACGAATCATCAATAATATCGGTAAACATAATTATAAAAGGAGTTAAATCTCCCTTGTTTTTCGGGTCATTACACACCTTGAATGCCTTGTAGTAATCGTTTATGTTCTCTTTAATAGAATAAGACATTCTGTAACCGATAATTGATTCAAATTCTTTTGACAACAAGTAACTGCTGATGAAACGGGATGTTCTTCCGTTGCCGTCATAGAAAGGATGAATGTAACCAAAGAGGTAATGAAAAATTGATATTCTGAAAACACACTCAATGCTTTTGTCATTAAGTATTGCCAACGCTTTATTCATACACTCTATAATTTTTCCTTCGGGATTAACTCCTCTGTGAAGTTCTTTTTGCGTTGCACTGAGGACGCTTGTTGAATCTTTTCTGAAGATTTTACCGTCAGGCAAATCAGACGGGTTATCTTCTTCGATTTCAAAATATACTAAATCATTGTACAGGTTGCGGATATCTTCGCAGGTGTCAAAGGACATAGTTTCATTTTTTTGCAACATAAGATATTTTTGCACAAGCCCCATAAAACGCTTCCCATGGCTCTTTGTTTCCAGTTCTGACAAGACACTGTTAATTTCTCTTCTTGAGCTGTAAACACCTTCAATATCATTTGTCTTTACAATTTCATCAACCAAACATCTGATAGCGAAATGGCCAATTGCTTTTTCGGGTAATGAATCCCTTAAAGCTTTGATTTGCTTATCGGTTTTATAAATGTCACGAATTTTCGTTATAAATTCGGGTATCATCACAAAAAAAGCAGGGTTATCGTGTATCAGAAAATCTAAGTGTACTGCGTATTCGCTTTTATACCTTTCGTTGTAAATTTTTTCATAATTTTCTTTGTCAGAATAAAACAGCTTATCTAAAGATTTATACCCCAAATGTATCACCTCTCCAATAAGTATTATATGCCGTAATTTAACAATTATACGCATATATCAGAAAAGCAATTCGTAAAAATAGGCTGTTTTTACGAATTGAATATAATTATACACCGACAAATTCACAAAATCAATATATTTTTACAAATTTAACTGTTACAGTAAAACAGCTTTTCTCACTGTAACGATTTACTGACTTCTTTTACAAGACCGAGGATTTGAACACGGGTGACGTCGTTATTTTTGAACACTCGTGGGGGATAGTAGGGGTTGACTGAATGCAACTCAACGGTGTTATCGTTGTAAAGGACCTTTTTAACAACAGCCTCTTCATCGTCAACGAGGACTGCGGCAATCTGACCGCTGTCAACGGAAGTTTGCTTTTTAATAAGAATTTTACTGCCGTCATCAATCAGAGGGCTCATAGAATCACCGTGAACATTTATCCATATATATTTATCCTGTTCTGAGGGGCAGGTGATGTATGTAGGCATATAGTCAACAGGCACATCCTGAGCTATCACTCCGAACCCTGCCGAAATGCTGTCATATACCGGTCGCATAAATACATTTGTTTGCGGAAGGGGGGTTGCTTGTTCCGGTGTTTTATCGTCCCAACCCATAATATACGCAGGAGTAGTTCCTAAAGCTTTACAAAGCGGTTCTAATACGCTTGTTGGTAACTTTTCAATCTCGCTGCTTTCATATCTGTATATTGTAGCTCTGTTCTTTCCTATCAGCTCGGCAAGTTTATCAACAGTTATATTTTTTTCTTCTCGCAATTTTTTAATGCGTTCGCCGATTGTCATAAGTAACACCTTTTTTCAATATATTGTTATTGACATAATGCAAAATAAGTTGTATTATAATGGTAGTAAGGGAACGGCTTTAGCTGTTCCGCTATTCAAAAACTAATTATTTTTTATAACCGTCTTGTATTGCAGTACAGGGCGGTTATTTCTTTATGGTGAACACAATAAAAAATGTGAAAATTACTATCACAGCTATGTATTCCACGCAATCACCCCCTTTCTCAAGGGAGTCGAAACAGCCGCCACCGTTCCTTTACTGTACAGTATTATAACATAACGGTTGCAAAAATGCAACTACTTTTTGAAAAAATAAAAATAATTTTGCAAAAATGCGAAAAATATATTGACAATAACTTACAAGGGTGGTATCATATAGTTGTCGCAGAAATGCAACACAATAAAAACTGGAGGTGATAAAATTGACTAATGTTGATAAGCTGAAAGGGGCTATCAAGGAGAAAAGATTAACCCCTGAAAAGGTTGCTGAAAGTATCGGTATCGACAAAAGTACGATGTATCGTAAACTTTCTAACGGTGGTGAGGATTTTACCATTAAGCAGGCAGACGCTATCACACAAATTCTCGGATTAACAGGTGATGAGGCACAGGCTATTTTTTTTAGTCAGTTTGTCGCATAAATGCAACTATTATATTAAGGGGGTGAGAAAATGGGATTTTTTAATAATTTATTCAACATAGAAAAAGCACCAACAGTCAACAAGACTGTCAGTGCACCTTATGTTCCGCCTTATCCTTTAGAAAAAGATTTTTATACTTTTGATAAGGTAGAGTGGAGCGGAGCGTTACCACCTCATTCAATGACACTTTCTTTTGTACTTCCTTATTCCGATTGGTGCGAATTTGAAAAGTCAGACCTTTATCGAGATTTGGAGAATTATCTTCAGGAATTACAAAAACGAGGTAACCCGAATGAGAATGTAGGCACTCAAGATTGATAGGCAGATGTTCATTGTATGTAGGAACATACTCATCAACACCTTTTGCCTTGTGATGATAAGAATTAACTTCGTGGGTGTTGTAATCTTCGGTGTACTCTATGCCGTTCAGAACTAATTGAATGTCGGTAACAGAAATAGGCAGTTGCGATTTATTGTTAAGTTTATAATGAATGAAAAGTCTTTTCTTTCCCTGCACGCCTAATTTGTATGCGTATTCAAGCATTGTGATTTCCAAATTCACTTTGTGCGAAACAAAATAGTTAATCAGGTTTATTAAAGATATTAAAAAGCCTGCAATGCCTAAAATACCACTAATTATTACCCACATATAATCAGCTCCTTTGCTCGATTATAACATTTGCAAAAGATATTTGCAACACAATCAATAATACCACAATCACAGTCCCATTAAACGGACTTAGCTGAAAAGAGGTGAAGAAGATGAATGAATTAAAAAAAATCCCCACCGCTCAGTTGATAGAAGAGCTGAGCAATAGGGAAGATGTAGATAGTTATACAACTACCGAATCGTACGGCATATTACACAAAGCAAAGAATGTGGATAAAAGATATCCAACGGGAACAATTGTGTTGTTTGTTAATCCACAGGGTAGGTGTTCTGAGTGATGTATTTAATATAATCTCTGTAAAAATCATCAAAAACAACAATTGTATTATCATCGGCATTTTTTTCAAGATAATCAAGCATTACAAATTTGCAAACACTCTCAGGAAAATTATTGTCGGCGATTATGTCATTAGCTGTGTTGTATGTAACATCACTACCGATAACAACTTGTTTGCTTAACCATTTTTTAAAACTCAGCACAATGCACACCTCACTTTCGTTATATAGTGTAATGAATTGCTGTTCATCACTACATATAGTATATCATAGAAAGTTGGTGAAATCAATGCACATCAATGAGTTTGCTGAAATCTTGCTTAAAAGCAGGAAACAGAAAGGCCTTTCGCAAAGTGAGCTTGCTAAGAAATCGGGCTTTACTAAAAGAGCTATTCAGTATTGGGAAAAAGGCAAAAAGAGCATTTCTCTTGAAAATGCCGACAGGCTCTTAACGGCTTTAGGTGTAGAAATCAAGATAGGTAAAACAGAAAGCAGGTGAGAAAATGGCAAAACTTAAACTTATTGACACAAAGGATAAGTTCCTTCTTGAAATTGACGGAACAGAAATTCCGTATGTTACAAGCTATCAGATAACACGAACGGTCGGCGAGGTTGTACTGCTCAAGCTGGCACTCAGCGTAGCTGATGTTGAATCAGTCGAAATCGTTTCAGACAAAATTACCAACGAAAAATAGGAGGCGAAAGTATGGACACAGTTCAGATGAACAAAAAAATCAAAGAAATTATGGATAGCAGTGATTTCTATCTGCTTTCGGAAGATGCTGCAAAGGCTATTGGAGTTGCTCCGCAAAAGTTGCGTGAACAGGCAAAGGACGAACCCGAAAAATTGGGCTTCAATGTAATTGTAGTCGGCACATCTATCCGTATTCCGAGAATACCGTTTCTCAATTATATTCTCGGTTCAAACCCGTTGAAAGGAGTGTAACAAATGTGGTTAAGAAACTATCCGACACGCAGAAAACTGCTCAAAGATGTGGAAAACCTCAGAGCAGAGAACAGACATCTCAGTATTGAGTTAAGAAACGCAAGAACGGACCTTGCACTCGAAAAAACAGCGTCAAGCGGTTACAGGCACGAAAACCGAGAGCTAAAACGCAAACTCAAAGCCTATGAATCATCAGAACCCGAAACAATCGGCTTTGAATGTGTGGGGGTGGAGAAATGAGCAATAAAAAAAGTGCCTGCGACACTGTGAATGCCACAAGCACAAAGAACAATAAACCTGATTCAATTATATCCTCTGCAACAGAAAAAATCAAGTTGTGCAACAAAAAAAATCTTAAAGACCATAAATCTAAAGCAATTCTTGATCCGGTAAAGAAGATGCTCTGCGAATTTTCAGAGCAGAATGAGGAATTTGCAAGAGCCGTTACGGCTGCAGAAAACCTTGAAAACCTGATTGATGAAGTGGGAAAGAAACTTCCCACTGCAGTTTCCGACCTTGATGTGTATCAGCAGATTGTCGGTAAGATTTTCCCCGGAGCAAAGGTTACTTTCACAATGCAGATACATATGTCTGAATACGAACTTGAAGAACCTAATGTCGCAGAGCAGAAAACAGATCCTGTTACTCTTGACCTCGGCAATCTTATAGATTGGTAGGTGTCGGTATGATTAAAAATCCTGAATATCTGCTCGAGAATATTCCTGATATTACAAGTGAAAACGAAGAGCAAGTAGTGCCGTATTTCCCACAATATGCCTTTTATGAAAATAAAGGCAAGGGTATGTGTGATTACTTTTGTACAAGCTGTCGTTGCTGGCATCTTAATGAGCCGTTCAAACTTGCACATGACCAAATTTATATATGCAGCCATTGTGGGGAGACCGTCAAAGCAAAGGCTTTGCATTACGGCAGACTGTACATCAGATTTGTAACGGTTTATCAGAGATTTTCGGAAGATATTTACAACGAAAATCCTGTCGAAATGATGCCCCGATATACTTTTTCGGATGAATATCTTTATGTATATGAACAGCACGCAATGCAAAGATTTGCATATGGCTGGTACGATAAATCATTTCATCCGCTGAAGACAGACGGAATTATTCCTTCTGCTTCACAGGGGTTAGCGTGGTATTGGGGTCCGTCAGAAAAAACCTTGTATTCAGGCTGGGGCTCAACCGTACTTTTAAATTTCGATGTAATAACCGATACGGATCTCAGATATTCGTGTGCGGATGAGCTTTCAAACAGATATACGGTTCAAGGGATTCTCAAATGGCTGAACATATATGTAAGGCACAATAATGCAGAATACCTGATTAAAGGCGGTTTTGAGCATATTGCAGAGCTTTTGATTGACGGCAAACTTTCACTCAATAAAATTCATTGGAAAGAAACCAATCTGCTTAAAATGCTCGGATGTCGTAAGGAGGATTTGCACTTTTTCGCAGATTATGATTCAAGTGCAATTGAACTTTACCGCAGTGTGATAAAGGAAGAACCGACCATTCATATGGCAAGCGAGTTCATAAGCAAGCTATCAAAGCTCGGTACTTATGCTGTAGATGAACTTCACAAAAATAACCTTACATACAGACAGATTCTGAAGTACGGCAAAAACAATCGGAGAGTAATGCTGTGGAAGGATTATCTTGATAACTGCCAAAAACTTCCCGAGGGTATCGAAGAAATAATGCCGGCTCATCTTGAAGAGGCTCACGACAGAACGCTTGAAAAGGTTGCTTTCTATGCAAACAAAGAAGAAACGGAGCAGATTGCAAAAATGGCAAAGGCACTTTCTCCGTTGCTGATGAGCACAGACAGCCTTATAATGCTTGCCCCAAAAAGCGGTGAAGAAATAATAGCAGAGGGCAGAATATTACAGCACTGCGTCGGCGGATATGTAAGAAGGCACGCAAGAGGTGACACGATAATACTTTTCATTCGTCATAAAGATAAACCGAAAATCCCGTTTTTTACGATTGAAGTAAATCCCGAAACATTGGAAATAATGCAGTGCCACGGTTACAAAAATGAGCGTGACAGCGGATTTAAAAAGCCGGATGAAATCAAGAAATTTGAAAAGCAATACGCTGAATTTTTGGAGGATATAAAAAATGTCAGAAATAACAGTAAGCGAACAGCATAAGCAGGCCATTGAACTGCATCAGAAAATTCTTGTAAGTGCAAACCTTGCACAGCAGAACATATGGGATATGTGCAACGGACTTAAAACAATGCGTGACAACAAGCTGTACAAGGAGCTTGGATATCAGAATTTTGAGGACTACTGCGAGAATGAAGTAGGTATGAAACGCAGTAACGCATATAACTATATTTCTATTGTAGAAAAAATAAATCCTAAAAATGTCCAATCGATTGGACAAATTGGAATGACAAAGCTATCACTTCTAGCTACCATAAGCGAACCCGAACAGGCTGAAATTGCCGAAAAACTTGACCTTGAAAACACAACGGTCAAGCAGTTAAAGGCAGAGATTGACAGGCTGAAGGACGAAAAGCAGGAGGCAACCGACAAGAGCATTGACTATTGCAGACAGCTCAATAACGCTAAGAAAGATGCCGACTATTACAAACAGCAGGCGGACACTTCAAAAGAAAGCTATCGCAATATTGAAAATCAGCTTGCAGAGGAAAAGAACAAAAATTTCAAGCTGACGAATAAAGTTCAGGAGCTTGAAAGCCGTCCTATCGAAGTTGCCGTTGCAGAGCCGAGCGACAATGAACGCAGACTCAATGAAACGATTAAGGCTTTGGAAAGGGAGAACATTAAGCATTATGACGAACTCGAAGAAGAGTATCGCAATAACGAAAAAATCGTCAGAAAACAGCTTGAGGACGAAAAACAGGAGGCTCTTCGCAAACAGAAAGAGGAGTACGAAGAAAGACTGCAAAATGTTCAGACGGCTGACGGTTCATCAGATGACAAGGATGTTTTCAAGGCATACTTTTCAATTGCATATGACAGCTTTGTCCGTATGCTCGATTTTGCCAAGCAGTCACAGGACAAGGAATTTTTCAAAGGCAAGGTTGAACATTTAATAGAGGCACTTGCCACACAAAACATAAATCTTTAAGGGGGAGCAACAATGAAACTTTATGAGCTTACCGAGATGTACTCGGATTTATTTAATCAGTTTGACGCTATCAACGAATGGGAACCCGATACTAATGCAGACGGAATGCCGATTGATGATGACGGCAATATCATCGCCAATGTGGACGCATACAAGAACAAGATGTTGACAGCGTGGTTTGACACTCTCACGGGTATTGAGGGCGAATTTGACGAGAAAGCTGAGAGTATTGCAATCTACTATAAACAGCTTCTTGCCGAGGCTAAAATGCTTAAAGCCGAAAAGGCGGCAATTGCAAAAAGACAGTCACAAAAAGAAAAACAGGCGGAGAGTCTAAAGACCTATCTGTTTAAGTCAATGCAGGCACTCGGCAGACAGAAGATTGATATGCCGAGAGCGGTTATGTCGCTTAAAAAGAACGCTCCGAGCCTTGTTATTGATGATGAAATTTCATTTGTTGAGTGGGCGGAGGAGCACAACCTTGATCACCTCTTAAAGTACAGTATGCCCGAAGTGAAAAAGAATGATGTCAAGGCTCTCTGCAAGAAGGGCGAAGAAATCCCCTTCGTACATATGGAAGCCAAGCAGTCGTTAAGTGTTAAGTGAGGTGTTATTTATGGGATTACCTGTATTAGTTTTAGGGTATTCAGGCAGCGGAAAATCTGCCTCTTTAAGAAATTTCAAAGCAAATGAACTGGCTCTTGTGAATGTAAACGGAAAATCACTCCCGTTCAGAACAAAATTTACTTCTTCAATCAATTCCGACAACTACATTGATATTGAGGACTTTATCAAAAAGCAGAAATGCAAGTCAATTGCAGTTGATGACGCACAGTATCTCATGGCTAACGAGTATATGAGAAGAGCCAAGGAAACAGGCTTTCAGAAGTTTACCGATATCGGTAAAAATTTTTGGGAGCTTGTGAAAGAGGTTGAAACTCTCCCGAATGACACGATTGTTTATTTTCTCAGCCATATTGAAACCGACGAAAACGGCAGACAGAAAGCCAAAACAATCGGCAAATTGCTTGACGAAAAAATCTCGGTCGAGGGAATGTTTACCACGGTTTTAAAAACTGTTGTCGTTGACGGCAAGTATCTTTTTGCAACACAAACGGACGGTAACGATACCTGTAAAAGTCCGATAGGCTTGTTTGATTCAATGTACATATCAAATGACCTTAAAATTGTTGATGAAGCATTGAGAACATACTATTCAATGCAACCCGAACAGTATTGTGATGAGTGCAAAGCACCGATACTTTCGGACGGCAAACGCACCGTTAAACAGATCATTGACGGCACAACAAAAAATTACGGCAGACAACTTTGTATGCAGTGTGTTGCAAAGCTGATAAAGCAGAAGAAACAGGAAAAGCAGAGAGAGGACGCAGACAATGCAACTTCGACCGTATCAAAATGACCTTGTTGAGCAGGTAAGACAGGCTTGGCGAGAGGGTTACAAAGCTCCTTGCATAGTTCTCGGTTGCGGTGGCGGAAAGTCCTGCATTGTCGCAGAAATTGCAAGACGAACAACTTGGAACGGGAAACGGGTGCTGTTCCTTGTTCACAGGAGAGAGCTTGTTGACCAAATATCCAGAACCTTTGTCCGCTGGGGTGTGCTTATGGATTTGTGCCAAATCGGTATGGTGCAGACCTTTACACGAAGATTGAAGAAACTGCCAAAACCCGCACTTATCATCACAGACGAAAATCATCACAGCCTTGCACAAAGCTACAAACGCATTTACGAACATTTTTCGGATGTTCCGAGGGTTGGCGTCACCGCAACACCTGTCCGATTAAACGGTGACGGTTTGGGCGATGTCAACGACAAGCTCATAATCGGGGTGAGTACAAAATGGCTCATCAAACATAACTGCCTTGCCCCGTATGATTACTATGCTCCGAGTGTTGCCGACCTTACAGGACTGCACACCAAAATGGGCGAATATGTAACAGCGGATATTGAAAAGGCAATGATTAAAAACACGGTGTTCGGTGATGTTATCAAATATTACAAACAGCTTGCAGACGGTAAGAAAGCCGTCTGTTACTGTTCCTCGGTAAAGCACAGTCTTGCAACGGCGAAGGCTTTTTGTGACGCAGGTATATCCGCAAGGCATATTGACGGAGCTACTCCAAAGGCACAGAGAGAACAGATTATAGCCGATTTCAGGAACGGCAAAATTACAATCCTCTGCAATGTGGATTTGATTTCAGAGGGCTTTGATGTGCCTGACTGCGAATGTACAATTCTGCTCCGACCTACTCACAGCCTTACGCTTTACATTCAGCAGTCAATGCGGTGTATGCGTTATAAGCCAAACAAAAGGGCGGTAATCATTGACCATGTGGGCAACTATGCAAGGCACGGAATGCCTGATGACGACCGAGAATGGACGCTTGAAAAACGCAAAAAGCTGAGTGTTAAAAAAATCGAAAAGGAGCAGGAGGAAAAGGTCAGACAATGTCCCGAATGTTTCTTTACATTTTCAGCACCGCCGGCAGGGCAGAAAGCCGTGTGTCCGCATTGCGGTTATGTATTCCCGACAGCCGAAAGAACCGTTGAAACCGATACCACCGCAAAGCTCATTAAGGTTGAGGGATTCAAGCTTGATTTCAGCACACCCGATGATTGCCACAGCTATGCGGACTTGCTTGCATACGCAAAAAGCCACGGCTACAAAACAGGCTGGGCATATTTTCAGGCACGAAAGAGAGGTATGATAGCTTGACAGAAGAACACGCAATTCAGAACAAAATCCGTATTGCAATTGCACCGTACTGCGATATTTTCCGTATAAATGTAGGTGCAGGCTTTACAAAGGACGGCAGATATTTCAACACGGGAGTTCCGCCCGGATTTTCGGATTTGTTCGGTGTCAGAAAATCAGACGGAAGAGCAGTCTTTATCGAGGTTAAAACTCCCAAGGGCAGACCTACCGAAAAACAACAGAAATTTATACAGATGATGAAACTCAACGGCGCTGTTGCAGGAGTGTGCAGAAGTGCCGATGAGGCAATTAAATTAATTTTGGAGGAATAATCATGGGTTTTAAATCAAACTGGAACGAAGCAACACAGGGCAGTTCAATCAAGCCTGAGGGTGATTATGAGTGCCTTATCGCTAAGGTTGAGGAGAGAGTAACAAAGAATGGCAAAGAAAATCTGAACATCTCAATGGTAATCAGAAATGATGTTGAGCAGAACTATAAAAACGGATATATATTTGATACATTGTGGAAGAAGAAAGAGCCTACAAACGCAGACTTGCAGGTCAAGGGATACAGCTATGGTCAGATTATGGCACTCGGCAAGGCGGCAGGACTTCCCGATGGCAAGGAGTACGACAGCCTTGAGCAGTTCTGCGGTGAGCTTGTCAATAAGCCGTTGCGTGTAACTATAAAGCACGAAGAATACAACGGAAAAACACAGGAGCGAGTAAGCTGGAGAAATCCTACAAAATATCCGACTGTAAAGCATATTCCAAAGCAGACGACAACCAATACAGCTACAGCCTATGCACAGCCACAGCAGAGTTATGCGTCTGCTCAGCCTACAAATCAGGGCTTTGTTGATATGCCGATTGACGATGATTTGCCGTTCTGATTTTAAAAAAATTCTTCGGGAATTGCATAAAGCAGTGCAATTTTCACCGTGTTTTTCCTTATATATGGAGGTGAAAAAATGGGCTTTACAAATTTAAACCCAAATAAAAATAAATATTTTGCAGTTCCCGAGGAATTGAAAGGTTACAAAAACTGGGTGTGCTGGCAGTCATATCCCGATCCGAAATCGCACAGCGGAATTTCAAAGAAACCGATAAATCCAAGAACGGGTGGCTTTGCAATGCCGAATAACTCGGACACTTGGTCAGACTTTGAAACAGCAGTCAGAGAATCCGCCAAATATTCGGGTATAGGCTTTATGTTCTCAAATTCACCGTTTTTCGGTGTTGACCTTGACGATATGCCGAATGACATTCAGGACTACCAAAACGGCGGAGCTGACAACATAATCAGCGAGTTTGTGAACACTTTGCAGAGCTACACCGAATTTTCGCAGAGCAAGACAGGCGTGCATATAATCTGCAAGGGAACTCTTCCCGATGGCAGAAGAAAGGCGAAGAATGATTCGGGCGGTTTTGAAATGTACGAAAACGGCAGATTCTTTGTTGTGACAGGTGATTACTGCTCTGCGTATGCGTACATAAACGATTGCACCGAAAGCATAAAACCGTTGCATTCAAAGTATCTTGGCAAGGCAACGGAGCCACAGCCTAAGCTCCGTAGCGTTGAGGTCAATCTGAACACCGTTGACGATATTGTCAGGGCCGCCTGCAATGCCAAAAACGGCAATCTTTTCAGAGCCTTATACAGCGGTGATTTTTCGGCTTATGCGTCACAGAGCGAGGCTGATATGGCATTCTGCAATATGCTTGCGTTCTGGTGCGGATGTGACACCGACAAGATGGATTCGATTTTCAGACAATCAGGCTTAATGCGTGATAAGTGGGACAGAAAGCAGTCCGGCACAACCTACGGCATTATAACCCTGCAAAAGGCTGTGTCGGGCTGTACGCAGACCTATAACCCAAAACAGCATAACGATTATTCAATTTCCATCGGTGAGGGCAAGGCTGTTCAAGCGGTTGACGAAGAAAAAATGCGTGCCTACACCTTTGACGATATGGGCAATGCCGACAGGTTCGTTGATTTATTCGGCGATAATGTAAGGTATTGTTACACTGAGAAAAAGTGGTATTACTACAATTCTATGAAGTGGTGTGTTGACAATATCGGGGTAGTTTTGCGAATGGCGGACAAAAGCGTTGAGGCTATGAAAGCCGAAGCAAGGCTTTACTTGCAAGCTGATGAGGAGAACGGCGGAGATATGTCAAAAGCATTTGAAAAGCATATGAAAGCAAGCCGTTCCAACAAATCCAAAAAAGCAATGCTCAACGAGGTCGAACACCATATCCCCGTGCTTCCGGCACAAATGGATAAATACCGTATGGCATTAAACACCCCAAGCGGAATAATCAACCTTAAAAACGGCGAAGTGAGGGCGCATAATCCCGAATATTATTTCACAAAGATTACTTCGGTTGACTGTTCTCAAACGGCAGAGTGTCCCCGTTGGCTTGCATTTCTTAACGATATTTTTGCAGGCGATAAGGAGCTTATCCGCTACATTCAAAAGGCGGTCGGCTACAGCCTGACAGGCTCAACAGCCGAGCAATGTGCATTCTTCCTTTACGGCACGGGACGAAACGGCAAGAGTACATTCATTGATGTTATCCGTGATGTATTCGGCGATTATGCCGCAAACATTCAGCCTGAAACAATTATGGTAAGAAACTCTCAGAGCAGTGCCATAAACAGCGACATTGCACGGTTAAAGGGCGCAAGGCTTGTTACCTCGGTTGAGCCGAACGAGGGCGTGCGAATTAACGAGGGACTTCTCAAACAGCTTACGGGTGACGATACCGTAACGGCAAGAAAGCTGTACAGCGAGGAATTTGAGTTCAAGCCCGAGTTCAAGCTGTGGATGGCAACAAACCATAAACCGATTATCAGAGGAACTGACACGGGCATATGGAGAAGAATACATATGATACCGTTCAATGTTCAGATTCCCGAGGATAAGATTGACAAAAACCTTACGCATAAGCTCAAGGCAGAAATGACCGCAATTTTCAAATGGTGCATTGACGGCTGTATTCTGTGGCAGAAAGAGGGCTTAAAAATGCCGTCTGCCGTTCTTCAGACCGTGAGAGAGTACAGGCGGGAAATGGATGTTATTTCGGCATTCATTGAGGACAAGTGCGTGTTGGAAGGTTCGGTGCAGGCAAGCACGCTCTATGCCGCCTATACAAGCTGGGCAGGGGATAACAACGAATATTGTATGTCGAATACCAAATTCAGCACCGAACTTGCCAAACGATTTGAAAAAGTAAAGGGAAGAAATTTCAATTATTTCAACGGAATTTCAATTTATAAAGATTGTTAGTGTGGTAGCTTGAGGAGGGTTTACGGGTTTTTCTAACCTTTCGTATAAGAAAAATAAACTAATATTATATATATAGAAAGGGTTCTTTAAAATAGCACCAAACCCACCACAAGCCTCCGCAGGAGGTAATATGAAAAAATATGATTTTAACAATCCACAGGTGTTTGAACAGCTTGAAGATAAAGCAATTGACGGTCAGCTTGATTACTCATCCTTTCCGCCGCCCGAATATAAATACTTTTCAAGGCTTGCAAAGGTCGGCTACAACAACCGTCATAAAGGCTGGGACATAAACATCTGCCTTGAATGGCAGGACAAGCTCAGAACGGAGTATAAACGTGACAGAAACGACGCAGACGAATACCGTATGCTCTCACAAAGAATTATGGATAATGTAAAGAAAAGCGCCGACTTCGTCCGTAAGATGTATCAGTCCCAAACCAACGAGCAAACCGTAATCAATGCCCTCCAAGCATTAGAATGCCTAACCAACGAAAACGGCTTAACCAAAAGAATAACCGAAAAATTAAAGGAGCATGAAAACAATGACAAACTGCACGAAACATTGGCTTGAAAGTGAGGTAGATAAAAATGATATCAGGAATAACTGAAGTCCTTCCAGAAGAGGCAAACATTTACTCTGAGAATCATAAACTAAATATAAACAGAAAAGAAATTCCGATTGGTGCAGTTGTCTTTTTCGTCAAGAAAAAAGAACCTAAATGGACGATTGGTTTTGGCACGATTGAAGAACACTATACACACGAAATTTGTATTCAGTTATACGATTTCATGGACACACGGTTTATTAATGGTGTTCCTTATGAAAAATTCGAGACGCCTACACATTGGAAAAAGATACCTAAAGATTTTTTCAAAAAAGAAAACTATGATTTTTTTCAACTTACTGTTGAGCCGTTGCCCGAAATTGCAAAACACTTGAATCCTTACAAAGCAGAAGATATTGCAACTGCAATAAAAGAAGGTATATATGTAAAAGTCCAAGATCGTGACTACAGCCACATAGAGGTTGATTATTGTCGTGGTAATAGCGGATATAGACTTGTTCGTTCTTACTTCAACGAACCTCACCACCCGTACCATATCAGTTTACCAGTCGGCGAAGTGTTCAAAACATATGAAGGGGCTCAAAAACTTATTGATGTCCATCGTGCAGAATGGAAAAGAGTAGCAAGCTTGACTGATCTTGAATGGAGTATCGAACAAATAGACAATACAATTAACCGTTGGGCATATTTCGATAATATTTCGGAGAGAAACAAAATTGCCGTTAGAGAAAGAATAATGAACTTTGACAATCTCGAAAATGTCGAAGTACGAATTGCAGACGGTCATATCCAATGGAGATATTATGGCAGAAAGCGTTGGAATACTATTTTGGTTGAAAATGAATAAGGAGAGTGATACGGATTGACGGTTAAAGATTATTTATATTCGGTCAGGGTTTCGGATAAGCTGATCAAAACGAAAGAACACGAGCTGTCGAAACTTAGGCTGAATATTGCACAGGTATCGGTTAAGCAGAACGAGCCTGTTAAGACATCGGGAGTGAATGACCCTATGCGGATTGTGGACAGGATTGCAGACCTTCAGGCTGAAATCAATCGGGAAATTGACAATCTTGTGCGGTTGAAAACTGAAATCCGCAGTAAAATCAACGCACTTGACGATTACCGTTACATTGCAATTTTGACCGAGTATTACATAAATTGTCAGAGGTGGGAGGATATTGCCGAGAGTATGGAAATGAGCGTAAGGCATACCCTGAGATTGCACGGCGAAGCGTTACAGGCGTTCCGAAAAAAGTTCAATTTCTCGTAAAATTATTTTGAAATGTCATTGAATGTCACCCTTACCCTGCGTATAATGGTATTATGAAAGTTTGACAAACAGGACATATGTAAAACTCTCCTAAGATAAAAATCGCACAGACCGCTCTCGTTTGAGGGCGGTTTTGTGTTGTGAGGTGAAATTGATGTATAAAGACAAATGCGGTACAGGTTACGAAAATAGCACAAGAGCGATTTTTCAGGGTGCAGGAGAATATGACATCCCGATTATTGAGCCTACAAAAATTACAGAAAACAACTTTATCGGATTTAATGAAGTTTTGAGCAGTAAGCAGAACAACTGCGGTGTGCATTTCTTTTTGGAAGATTACCAGTTTCAGAGGTTGTGGAATACACCCGACAGGTACATTGAAAAGCTACAAAATTTTAATTGTGTGTTGTCGCCTGATTTCAGTCTTTACACTGATTATCCGACAGCGTTGCAAATTTATAATCACTATCGCAAACATTGGATAGGTGCATATTTACAGCTCTACGGTATTGAGGTGATACCTACAATTTGTTGGAGTGATGAAAAGAGTTTTGAATGGTGTTTTGACGGCGAGCCTTTGGGTGGTACGGTTGCCGTATCAAGTGTTGGAACGCAGAACCGTACGGAATCAAAAGAACTGTTTTTGAAAGGTTACAAAGAAATGATTGAACGCTTACAGCCTGAAACAATTATCTTCTACGGCAGAGTCCCCGAAGAATGTATGGGAAACATCATCAACATCAAATCGTTTCAGGAAAAATTCAGGAGGTCAAAATAATGGGCGGAAGAGGCTCTTCAAGCGGTATAAGTGATAAGGGAAAGAAGTACGGTACAGAATATCACACAGTTGCTCAATTTGGTGAAATAAAAGTAATTCGTATGAATGGTAATACTTCGATAAAAGCTCCTATGGAAACTATGACAAAAAATAGAGTGTATGCTACTCTTGACAAACAGAGCAACATCAAAAGTGTTACTTTTTATGACAACTACGGCGAAAGAATAAAACAAATTGACGTTAAAGGTAGACCTCATAATGGAATGATGCCACATACCCATTTGGGTTATGAACATAATGAAATTGGAGATCGTCAATTGACTGATAAAGAACAGAAATATGTAAGTGTATTATTGAATAAATGGGAAAGAAAACACTTGAATATTTAGAAATTTATTGATATAATATTATAAACGCAGGGGATAGTTTAAATAGGAAAACAGTTTTTACAGATTCCGGTGCAACTCCGGAAACCTGTGTTTAAAGACAGTACAGAAATGTGCTGTCTTTTCTTTTGCTTATTTTTAGAAAGGGCGGTGATACCGTGAAAGACAAATTAAATGCAAGACAGAGGAAGTTTGCGGAATATTATGCGCAGAGCGGTAACACCGTTCAGAGTGCGATACAGGCAGGATATTCCGAGAATTACGCAAACGCAAGAGCGTATGAATTGTTGGAGAATGTTGGAGTTTCAAAATACATCAAAGAGCTTTCCGATAAGCTCAAGGACGAGCGCATTATGAGTGCAAAGGACAGACAGGTTGCTTTGTCCAACATTGCAAGGAATGACGGGCAGGACACCTCCGACAGAATCAGGGCGATTGACACGCTCAACAAGATGACGGGCGAATACACCGTTAAGGTTGACGCAAAGGTTGAGCAGTCCGAAAAGCTATCCGATGTGTTCAGACAGTTGGGCGGTGAGGGCTTGAGTGAGTAGCTTTCCTTTGTCGCAAAAATACATTGACTTCATCAACACAACGAATGTGTCAGCTGAATTTCTTGAAGGCACGACAGCCTCGGGAAAAACAACAGTCGGAGCGGGCGTAAAGTTTATGCGAATGGTGTCGCAAAGTAAAAAGAAGATACACGCCATTGCCGCCAAGACAACTGGTAAAGCCGAAGAAACCATTATTCAGCAGGATAACGGTATTCTCGACCTGCACCGTAACGCAGTTTACTGTGGCAACGGCGACAAGGATTACAAGCTGCCGCATATCAAGTTTGAGGGCAAAATTATCTATATTCTCGGTTACAGCAGTCGGGATAAGTGGGAAATGGTTCTCGGTGCGCAGTTTGGGTGCGTTTATATTGACGAAATCAACACCGCCGATATCGAGTTTATCCGAGAGATGTCAACCCGTAATGACTATATGCTTGCAACGCTGAATCCCGATGATCCGAGCCTGCCTGTGTATAAGGAGTTTGTCAACCGCTCCCGTCCTTTTAAAAAATATGAAAACGATGTTCCTCCCGAGATTACTGCGGAGCTTACCGAAGAACCTGTACCGAATTGGCGGTATTGGTTCTTTTCTTTTGCCGACAATTTAAGTCTTACGCCCGAGCAGATTGAGAAGAAAAAGAACTCTGCACCGAAAGGTACAAAGCTCTATAAAAATAAAATCTTAGGTTTGCGAGGCAGAGCAACAGGTCTTGTGTTCCCGAATTTTGAGAGGGCAAGACATATCAAATCAAAAGAGTGGGCAGGAAAGTTTTTGAACTGTAACCGCAAGTCGGAACACTTTGTTCAGTTCACCGCAGGTCTTGATACCGCCTATTCGCAGAAGTCGCCTGACACTATCGCAATGACATTTTACGGCATTACCAATCACGGCAAGTGTGTTCAGCTTGATGAAAGAGTTTATAACAACGCTGAAATGCAAACACCTATTGCCCCGAGTGACACGGTGAAGAATTTTATTGATTTCCTTGACCGCAACCGTGATGAATGGGGCTTTGCACGCACGGCTTTTATTGACAGCGCCGACCAAGCGACTATTACCGAATTTCAAAAGTATAAGCGACAGCACGGCTGTGTCTATGACTTTGCAAATGCATGGAAGAAAACGAAGATTATCGACCGAATCAATCTTGTACTCGGCTGGCTTGCCACCGACTGTTATTTTGTGCTTGAACATTGTAAAAACACGATTGCCGAGTTTGAAATTTATAGCTGGCGAGAGGATAAAGACAACACACCCGAGGACGGTCACGACCATTGCATTAACAGCGGTCAATATGCGTGGCTGCCATTTAAAAATATTATTGGAAGTGAAATAAATGGGGCTGATTAACAGAATGGCTGAATCTATCAGATCTGGAATTAAAAACTTTTTGCAGATTACTCCTGCAAGCGACAAAACAATTACCGTCACCGAAACAAGCAATCATCTGACCGAGTGCTTTATCAATCGCATTTGGTATTGGGGCAACAGCAGACAGCTTGCGGAGCTGTACAAGCAGATTGACACAAACAAAACTATGTTTTGGGCGGCAAAAAGCACAAAGGGGCTTGAAATCCGTAAAATACACACGGGTTTGCCGGCACTCATCTGCGAAACGCTTGTGAATATCGTAATTGCCGACTACAACGGCACAGATGTTACAAGCAAAAATTCAACCGCTTATGCTGAGCGTTGGGAAGACATTGAAAAGCAGAACAAATTGTCCGACACGGTTAAGCAAATGCTCCGTGACCTATGTGTTGTCGGTGACGGTGCTTTTAAGGTCAGCTTTGACATGGCTGTATCAGATGTTCCGATTGTTGAATGGTATCCTGCCGAAAACATCGACTTTACATATGTGCGTGGCAGAATCCGAGAGGTTAAGTTTTACACCGATTACACGCAAAAACACCGCCGTTACCGTTTTGAAGAAACATACGGTTACGGCTATATTCACTATGCTTTGTATGATGACAACGGCAAAGAGATTGACCTGCACACGGTTGATGCTCTTTCGTGGATTGATTCAAAGGGCGTTACATTTGACGAATCATATATGTGGGCTGTACCTGTTCTTTACGGCAAATCGTGCCACAAGGGCAGAGGTGCGGGCATTATCGGCATAAAAACAGACGCTTTCGACAGCCTTGATGAAGTGTGGTCACAGTGGATGGACGCACTCAGAGCCTGCCGAACAAAGCAGTATGTGCCTGGTTGTCTTGTTCCGAGAAATCCCGAAACCTGTCAGCCGATATCGCCAAATCCGTTTGACAACCGATTTATCACCGTGGGCAACGATATGTCTGAAAACGGCAACGGCAACAGGATTTACACCGAAAGTCCGCAGATTCAGCACGAAAGTTATTTAAGCTCTTATATTACCGCTCTTGACCTCTGCTTGCAGGGTGTAATTTCACCAAGCACATTAGGCATTGATACAAAGAAACTCGATAATGCCGAGGCACAGCGAGAGAAAGAAAAGACTACACTCTACACAAGGCAAAACCTCGTTAAGATTACGCAGAACGCACTTCAAAGCCTTGTCCTTGCCGTACTTAATGCCGATAGTGAGCTTAACGGCAAGGGTATTGTTGAGGGCTTGGAAGTATCTGTAAACTTCGGCGAATATGCAAATCCGAGCTTTGAAAGTCAGGTTGAAACCGTGTCAAAAGCAAGACAGGGCGGTTTGATGTCAGTTGAAACCTCGGTTGAAGAATTGTACGGCGACAGCAAGTCGGACGATTGGAAAGCCGAAGAGGTGCAGAGAATTAAGGAAGAACAGGGCATTGCAGGCGAAGAAGAAAAATCGGAACTTGACGATGTGGACCTTACCGACACAGAAGAACCTAACAATAACGCAGATGATGAAGAAAATGCGGAAAATAATGCAGAAAAAACCGAAAGCAATCCCGAACAGAACGATACACAGGTAAACAATGAGTGATTACAATATCAGAGAAGCCTTTGAAAAAATCGAAGATGAACTGATTGACAGCATGATGCGCAATTTCAGCCGTCACAGAGCCGAAGAAACTAAAGAGGGTTACAACTGGACACAATGGCAGGCTGAACAGCTCAAAAGTCTTGAAGAGTACCGTAAGCACAACGCAAAGAAATTCGGCAAGTGTTTCAAAACCATTAACAGCAAGGTTGAAGAGATGATTCGCACCGCCAAAGCTGACGGAAATGCAAGTCAGGAGGCAGAAATTCTTGAAGCTGTCAAGGACGGTTTCAAAGCCCCGAAAAAGCCGTCAGCACACAGCACAGCCGAGTTTTTTAAGGTGAATGACCGTAAACTTGACGCACTCATAAAATCGACCATAGACGATTTAAAGAGGGCAGAAACGGCAGTTTTGCGTATGAGCAACGACAAGTACCGCAAGGCGATTTTTAACGCACAGGTTGCAATGAACACGGGTGCGGTTACATACGAAAAAGCCGTTGATATAGCTTGCAAAGATATGCTCAACGCAGGTCTTAATTGTGTGGAATACAAAAACGGTGCAAGGCATACGCTCTCGGATTATGCGGATATGGCGGTTAAAACAGCCAACAAAAGAGCCTATCTGCGTGGTGAGGGCGAAAAGCGAGCCGAATGGGGAGTATCCCTAGTTGTTGTGAACTCAAGACAGGGCGGTTGCCCCGATTGTGCAAAATATATTGGCAAGGTGTTTATTGACGATGTTTATTCAAACGGCAAAAAGTCAGACGGAAACTATCCGCTTCTCTCAACCGCAATCAAGAACGGTTTGTTTCATCCGAGATGTAAGGACAGCACAAGTACATATTATCCCGAACTTGATGATTTGGACGCACCGCTGTCTGACTATGAAATCAAAGAGCTTGACCGTCAGCGAGGAATTGAGGAAAAACAGCAGTATGCACAGCGACAGGCAGAACGCTTTGACCGCCGTGCCGAATACAGTCTTGATAAGGACAATAAACGCATTGCCCAAACCCGAGCCGATGAGTGGCACGATAGGGCGAATACGCTTGAAGAAAAGGCAAAACGATTTTCTTTGAAGACTGATGAACAAAAATATTACAGACCTGTTTTTAAGGAAGATATATCAAAAACTTTTGAACGCAAAATTGAGGGCGAAACAATTACAATTGATACCCGCAAGGCAAATACATTGTGTGACAATGTTTATATTTCAGATAAGGTAAAGCTAAAACGAAAAGAACTTCATGATTTTGATATGCAAGTGAGAAAAGCGTTTGATATGCTCGGAGAGGTTGAAACAAGCGGAAAACCTGATATTTGTATTATCTCTCCCGAAGAAATGCGAGTAAATGCTATTGCTTCATATATGCCAATGCAGAATGTTCTAAATGTCAATTCAGCATACTTTTCAACAAGTGATTTGTCAGATTTACAAGAAAACTTGGCTTGTCCGCAAGACGGATTGAGTACAATTCTTCACGAACTGATTCATTGGCAAGACGCTAAAAATTACAGAGCAAAATTCGGAGGTATTAACGATTATTTTGAATATTGCGATTACCTTAATAAAATTTATGCTCCAAAGGTTGAAAAATTGATAAATAACGGTTATAATATAGAGGATATAAGTGAGTATGCTTTTGAATGCTTAAAAGATAAAGCTATGGATGAAGTGTATAACGAGTACAGAGTCAGCAAACTTTTAGGGTGATGATGGTATGAGATTGATACAAACTGAAGAACAAAAATCTCTATGGAATGCGTTTAAGCCGTACCTTGTAACAAATGGTTTAAATGTCACTTTGCGTGAAGATGCTCCACAAGAAGCTAAAGATGCTGAAGCGCTTTACAGTAAGCTTAGAGAGAAACAAAAAATGCAATATCTAAAAGATAGTGGCATAATCTAACCGCTCCGTAAAAAGGGCGGTTTTGTTATATGCAATTCACAAAAACAGCATAAAATTACGAATTGAGCATTTTATAATCGACAGCAATGTTGATTATAGGGTGCTTTTTGCATTTAAACCCGTTGATTTCGACCGGTTTTGAAAGGTGGTGACAGAATGAAAATCAGAGTAACAACAGCATTTAACGACAGGCAGAACGGTTATGTAACCCGACCTGTGAATGAAGTTTTTGAATGCTCCGAGCAGAGAGCAAAGGAACTCATTGACGGTGGTTTTGCAGAAGAGGTCAAGCCTGACGCTCCCAAAAAGCCGAGAGCAAAGAAAACAGAATCAGCAGATTAAGCACTTTACGAATATGTAAGGTGCTTTTTTATTGTCCGAAGACATTAAACTACGGGAGACACCGTGCAAAACTGAAACAGAGAGACACTCTATAAACTGATTACGGGAGACACCCGAAAAACTGAAAGGATATGAAAAAAATGGCAGAACCAAATCCAACACCAAATCCAAACAATAATCCGCCTGAACCGCAGAACAATAATCAGCAGACACCGAGCTTTGATTATGACAAGCTCGCAAGCCTTATTACAGGCAAACAGAGCGTGACAGAGGACACCGTTTTGAAGTCATATTTTAAGGAGCAGGGATTGTCAGCCGATGAGATGAAAGAGGCTATCGGTGCTTTTAAAAAGCAGAAAGCCAAGAACACCCCCGACTTTGCAAAAATGCAGTCGGAAGTTGAATCGGCAAACAACGCAAAGCTTATGGCAGAAGTCAACCAGTCGGCAACCCTCGAAGCCGTAAAACAGGGCGTTGACATTGCAACCGTTCCGTATGTGCTTAAAATTGCAGACTTTTCAAAGGCTGTGACAGACGGCAAGGTCAATGCGGAAAAGCTGACAGAGGCTGTTAAAAAGGTGCTTGACGATATCCCCGCACTCAAGGGCAAACCTGCCGAGAACGGCACAGGAGTTAAGAAAATCGGCGGTGACGGCAACGGTACATCGGACGGCACAAAACCAAAGGTTAATGTTCCTACCAAAAAATGGAACAGATTTAATATTTAACTAAAGAAAGGATTGAAAAATTATGGCAAACACAAATAACTATGCTGAGCAGTTCAGCCCTGACCTGCTCGAAATTCTTGTTCAGGGTACACTTACATCACCGTTCATCACTTCAAATGTAAAGTGGGTTGGTGCAAGAACATTCCACTTCACACAGATGAGTACATCAGGCTTTAAGAACCACAATCGCAACGGCGGTTGGAACAAAGGCAAGTATGTTCAGACTGATGTTCCTTTCACTTGCGAGCATGACAGAGATATTGAGTTTCTTGTGGATAAGGCAGATGTTGACGAAACTAACGCAACCGCAAAGGTTGAGAATATTTCAAAGGTGTTTGAGCAGACACAGGTTGCTCCCGAAACGGACGCACTTTTCTTCTCAAAGGTTGCAACAAAGGCTCAGGCAACAGACGGTTATCATTCGGCTACCAAGTCAACCGACTGGACAAAAGCAAACGCTTACTCAAAGCTCAAAACAATTCTTTCTGCCGGCAAGCTCCGCAGATACAAGGCAAAAGGCACTCTTGTTGCCTATGTGACATCTCACATTATGGACTGCCTTGAACAGTCAACAGAGTTCACTCGTAAGATTGAGCTTACACAGATTGCAGAGGGCGGTATCGGCATTGAAACAAGAGTGACCGAGATTGACGGTTGCCCTATCATCGAGGTTATTGACGATGAGCGTTTCTATGATAACTTCAACTTTAACCCCGATGACGGCGGTTTTGAGCCTGCAACAGGCGCTCACAAAATCAATGTTCTTGTTGCTTGCGGTGAAACCTGCAAGACTGTTCCGAAGATTTCAAGCATTTACTTCTTTGCTCCCGGCTCACACACAGAGGGTGACGGCTGGCTCTATCAGAACCGTTCGCTTTCCGATACATTCGTATTCCCGAACGGCAAGGACGGCAAAATTGACAGCATTTATGCCGATGTTGACACAACGGCGGTTGCGTAATGTATGCCGATTACATTGAACATCAGGGCGGAGATGAAAACAGCATTATCTCTGCCGAACACATTGATGTTCTGACTTTTAACCGCATTGATTTTGAAAAACTTTCGGAAATGCAGAAGAGAATCATCGGCAGAGTGCATAGCAGACTTACTGCTTTTGAAGAAGAAAATGCCGATATGATTTCTTCCTATCTGAAAAGCTATTCAATCAACGGCACATCAATGGAATTTGGCGCAAGCTGGAACTTAATGTGTATCAGCGGAGTGGCAATTCCTGCCGACCTCTATGCGTTGCTAAAATCAACGGGACTTTGTTATCCTGCAATATGAGGTGATATACTTTGAAATTTCCGTCACTTGTAAAAAAGCAGTTCTGCAAAACTCCTGTCGAGGTCACAATCTACGGTGAGGGTGTTACCGAAGACGGAGCACCCCTGACCGTGTTTGAATGCAAAAATCTGTATCCTTCCGACAGCTTGTACCCGTCAGCAACCCTGCACGGTGGCTCTGCCTTGTGTAATATGCAGTCAAAGGCAAAGACGGTCTATACCAAAGAGCAGAAAATTGTTCAGGTGTCGGCTGTCTTGCTTTTTGACGGCGATATTGCCCCCGACAGCCCCACTTTAAGCGGTGGCTTTGTAATCCTTGACGGCGTAAAACGAAACATCGTACAGGGTACAAAACACCGCAACCCTGACGGTACAGTTAATTTTACGGAATTGGATGTGATTTAATGGGATTTTCGGTATCATCAAAAATCAAACTCAATATTCCTGTTGTAAAACAGCTTGACAAGGCAAAGCAACAGGCTCTTGAACAGACAGGTGACGCACTTCTTACACAGGTGAAAAACACGCAGGTAATGCCGTTTGATACGGGTAATCTTCAAAACGAAAACACCTTTGAAGATTGTGCGCAGAGTTGGAACGGCACGGTTAAAATAGTGTCAAGCACTCCGTATGCAAGGCGGTTGTATTTTCATCCCGAGTATAATTTCAGCCGTAATGAAAACATTGCCGCCGGCGGTAAATGGTTCTCACCGTGGCTTGAGGGCGGTACACGGCAGAATTTTTGCAGTCGGGCATTTGTGAGATTATACAGAAAGGAAGCAGGACTTTGATTTACTTATCGGACATCAGAGATTGGCTCAAAAGCGTTACCTCAGCCGAGCATTATTACATCGGCAAACTTGACAATAAGCAGGACAGGTCAATCGGTGTGTATTCATTAAAGCAGTCGGGAACACCCACAAGGGCAATCGGCGGTGAAAGCACCTACGATACAATAAGCGTGTCTTTGCTTATCCATTACACCGACAACGCAAGAGAAACCGAGAAGTTTGCACGCAGACTTTACGAAACGCTTTACGACATTAAAAATGTTGAAATTAAGGAACACAAAATCTATATAATCGAACTGCTCACGGAAGAACCCGTTGATGTGGGAACAGACGACAAGGGTGTGTATGAGCAGGTCATTGAAGTTAAATTTTATTACGAAAGGAAGTAATTTTATGGCAAAAGTTGAATCGGGAGTATTCCCGTGCTATGAAAATCAGTTTGCGGTTGGCAAGGCAGGAACAGAATCCGCCACGACAAATATTGCTAACTGCGAAGAATTTTCTGTTGCATTTGACAACGGTGTCGAGGAATGGACAGCCTTTGAAAACGAGGGCTGGAAGTCAAGGCTTATGACAGCAAAGTCAATCACAATTTCGGTAAAGGGCAAGCGTACAATCGGTGACGCAGGCAATGACCAGATTGCCGCCCTTGCATTTGAAAACGGCAGAAAGGCAGAAGTTTCGTTTATGTGGACCTTCCCCAACGGTGCAACCGTCCTCTTTAAAAATGCAGTTGTATCCGTTACATCAAACGGTGCAGGCGCAAGTACGGGTGTTGCTCCGCTTGAATTTGAAGTTATGTCAAACGGCAAACCCGTATATACAGCAGCCGCTTAAAAAACGAAAGGAATGAACGATTATGTCAAAGTTAATTGATATTACAGACAAGCTTAATTTTGAGGAAAAGCCGAGTGTCAGAGTTAAAAATGTTGATCTTGCAATCAACAATGACGCAGTTTCAATGCTCAAAGTTGCGGCACTTTTTGAGGACGGCAACGGTAAAAGTAAAGATGTTATCGAAATGTATCATCTTCTTTTTGATGAATCCGAGAGAGAAAAGATTGAAAAGTTAAAGCTGAATATGCACGATTTCAACGCCCTTATCAGCGAATCTGCCAAAATTGCAACAGGCGATTTGACTGACGAGGGGGAAGCTCAGACCCCGGCTACGACCTGATTGATGACTTTGATTTAATCGTGTCGAGCTTTCGCTCGGAGTACGGGGTCAGCATTTATTCAAAGGACTTTGCTAAAATGAGTTGGAATGAGTTCTGCTCACTTCTGCAAGGCTTAGGACCCGAAACACCGCTTGCAAGAACGGTTCAAATTCGCCTTGAAACCGACAAAGAGGTCTTGAAAAACTTTACTTCGTCACAGCATAAAATCCGCAACAAGTGGCGGTCAAGGAATATAAAGCACTATTCAGACGAAGATATGAACACCGTTCTTGCAGAATTTCAAAACTTTTTTGCCAATCTGTAAATTTGTACATAATTTTCATTGTATCTACAAAATTCTTGACAATGTTAATATATAGTGATAAAATGTAACATACACTAACAAATTTATTAAGGAGAGTGTATGTTTATGAAATGTCCACATTGCGGAAACGAATTAAAGGACGATGCAAAATTTTGCGACAAGTGCGGTGCAGGCTTTGGCGGAAACGATTCAACCTCGGCAACCGTAAATCCTGCAAATGCGAAGAAGAAAATTTACAAGCGTTGGTATTTTTGGGTTATTATCGTTGTTGCTATTATGATTGTTGGCGGTGTAAACGGTGCAATTAACGGTAACAGCGGTTCAAACAAATCAAAGCAGGAAACTACTGTTGCAAATCAGAGTTCAGAAAAAGCAACTGAAAAAGCGACAGAAGCACCGACCACAAAAGAAGTTGCAACAGAAAAGCCTACTAAAGACCCGAAGAAGGTTGAAAAAGAATTTAAAGACGGTTGCAAAACAGTCGACTTTAAAACTCTTTCAAGAAACCCTGACAAGTACAAAGGTAATGACTACAAGTTTGAAGGTCAGATTATTCAGGTTCAGGAAGGCTGGGGCGATTCGGTTGACCTGAGAATCAATATAACCAAAGAAGAAAATGAGTATCTTGATGAACCATTGTGGACTGATACAATCTACGCAACTGTAGAAATTCCTGACGGTGCGGACAAACTCCTTGAAGATGATGTAATCACATTCTGGGGAACTTGTGACGGCGACTATACATATGAAACCGTAATGGGCAACAATGTGTCACTTCCGAAAATCGACATCAAATACTACGAACTCAACAACTAAAACAAAAAGCCACTCCAAATGGGGTGGCTGTTCTTTTGCAAAATTTTATTAGCGTACATCATAACGGTGTGCGCTGTTTTTATGCCTGTTTTTAAAGAATCTAAAATGAAAGGAAGTGGTGAATATGGCGACAAAGGCGGGTGAAATTGAGCTTGATGTCAGGCTTACGGGTGATGATATTTCCAAAACATTGCATAAGATTTCCGATTCAATTTCAAAAAAGTTTGATTCGGCATTTTCAAGTCTTTCAAAAGATTTTGAAAATGTAAGCACGGATATGAAACAGTCCTTTTCAAAGGTTGCGGAGGGCGTTTCTCAGAAAACCGATAAAGAGTTTTCAAACATCAAAAGCAGCGGTGAGCAGTTAAGCAATTCGGTTTCATCTTCGTTTAAGAAAATAGGAATGGCTGTGGTTGCCGCTTTTTCTGTTGCAAAAATCAAGGAGTTCGGTCAGCAGTGCATTGAATCGGCTGCGGAAGTCAATGCGGCAAATTCGCAGTTTGAGCAGACATTCGGCACAATGCAGTCACAGGCAGAATCAGCCATTCAGAGCGTTGCCGATCAAAGCGGTATTCTTGAAACCCGATTGCAGGGCGTCGGCACAAGCATTTATGCCTTTGCAAAAACTACGGGTATGGACAGTTCAAGTGCTTTGGGTATGATGCAGGAGGCTTTGCAGGTAACAGCCGACAGTGCCGCATATTATGACCGTTCGCTTGAAGACACCGCAGAAAGCCTGAAATCGTTTCTCAAAGGCAACTTTGAAAATGATGCCGCACTCGGTTTGTCCTGTACTGAAACCACACGAAATGCGGCGGCTAATAAGCTGTATGGCAAGTCATTTACGGATTTGTCGGAATCGCAGAAACAGCTCACGCTTTTGCAAATGGTCAAGGACGCTAATCAGCTTTCGGGTGCTATGGGACAGGCAAGCCGTGAAGCAGACGGTTGGGAGAATGTAACGGGCAACCTCAGAGAAAGTTGGAAACAGCTCCTTGCCGTAGTCGGTCAGCCTATTCTTCAGGTGGCAACTCAGGTTGTAAAGCGGTTGAGTTCCGCACTTGCGACTTTAACGGAATATGCCAAAGGTGCGGTTGAATCGCTTTCAAAGGTCTTCGGCTGGGATACAGGCAACAACACCGCAAGCAATATCAAATCTGCGTCCGATTCTGCCAAAAGCCTTACGGATACGGCAGATGACAGTTCAAAGTCACTTGATAATGTTCAGAAAAGTTCCGAAAAAGCAAAGAGAAGTGTTGCGGGCTTTGATAAGCTGAATGTGCTTTCAAGTACCGATAGTTCTTCAAAGTCAGATACATCTTCATCAAAAAGCTCATCAGGCGGTTCATCGGGCGGAGCTGTTGCAAAGAATGTTGTCAAGGACACAAGCAAAAATCTTTCGGGGGCATTCAAAAATCTATACGAAAAAAGCGGATTCAAAGGCTTTGTCGAGAATGTACAGAAAGGTATTAACAAGGTTGATTGGTCAGCTATAGGCAAGAACTGCAAAACCATTTTTGATAATGCTGTTCCCATAGTTCAAAAGGCATTTGGCACAATGCAAAAGGTCGGTTCTGCAAAACTCGGGGCAATCGGCTCTGCATTCGGAGCGGTTGCGACAATCGGCGGAAAGTCGTTTCAGACCATTTCAGGCGGTGTTGCTAAGTGGATCTCAAAAGACAGGGAAAAGATTATCGGCTTTATCGATACCATAGGCAACAATCTTACAAACGGCTATAACAACCTTTCAACCTTTTTTGATAATTTCGGTACACTTGCAGGCAATGCAATTGACAATGTTCGCCCTCAAATGGAAGAATCAATTTCCAATCTTTTAAGCGGTCTTACAACCTTTGCGGGTTCAGTCGGCGAAGTTGTTTCGGGTGCGTTTTCAATCGCAACCGAAAGCCTTGTTGAATGGACTGAAAATGACGGTGCAACAATCACAGAATTTCTTGAAAATTTACAATTGCAGTTTGCAGATGTGTTTGACTTTATCGGTCAGATTTTCGGAGATATCGGAACAATTATCAGCGAATGGTGGAACGGCAACGGACAGCAGATTTTTCAGAATGTCTGCAATATGTTTACCAATATCGGCACAACCCTGATGAATGTTTACAATCAATGGATTAAGCCTGCGTGGGATTTTATCGTAGCAATCGTAAAGTCAGCTTGGGAAAACTGGCTGAAGCCTGTTTTTGAAGGTGCAATAAACTTCTTCGGCAAGGTTGCAGACTGTGTTTCAACCGTGTGGAATAACTTCCTGTCACCGTTTGTAAACTGGCTTGTCAGCTTTTGGGGACCTATATTTCAGAATGTTTTCAATGCCGTAAAAAGAGTGTTTGATAATGTGTTTACATTTATCGGTGGGTTGGTTACCTCTATACAGAAAACATTCGGCGGTCTAATTGACTTCATTACAGGTGTTTTCTCAGGCGATTGGAACAAAGCATGGCAGGGTATCTACGACTTCTTCAAAGGCATTTGGGACGGCATTTGCGCCGTGTTTAAGTTCATTATAAACGCAATCATTGACGGCATAAATGCGTTGTGGACGGGTATTTATAACTTTGTTTCGGGCGTTGTTAATTCAATCGGCGGAATAGCCGGTATTATCGGAGCGGCTTTTGGACAGGATTGGAGCTTTTCAATGCCTGAAAATCCGCCTCTCATTCCGAGATTTGAAGAACCCACGGAATCACCGGCACGAAAATTTGCAAAAGGCGGTATTGTTAAAGCTCCGACACTTGCGGTTGTCGGCGATAACGCAGGCGCTAACAGCGGTAACCCTGAGGTTATTTCTCCTCTTAACAAGTTACAGGGTATGCTCGACAATTCGGGCGGTCAGGATACAGTGATTCTCACACAAATTCTTGACCTGCTTAAACGCATTTATGAAATGTTCATTATCTTTCGCAATAACGGCGGCAACACTTATTCATTTACTGCCGAGCTTGAGGGTTCAACGCTTTTTGAAGAAATGATAAGACAGGATGAGCTTTACAGACGCAGACACAACGGTAAATCCGCATTTGCATAAAGGGGGAAATGATATGTCAAATTATAACGGCTATTTGCTTAAATTCGGAAACAACATAATGCCGAATAAGTACATTACCGCATTTTCGTCAACTCCGAATCAGCGACTTGAAACTTCTGCGGAACGAGATCAGAACGGTACGCTTCAAAGGGCAACGCTGCCAAATTACAAAACAAAAATTTCGTTTTCAACTCACATTCTTCATCTTGACGAAAAGATTGATTTTCAGTCGATTATCAACCTCTCAATGGCGAATAAGTTACAGAGGAAGTGCAGGGTAACTTATTGGAACGATGAAACGAACAGCTATTACACCTCTTATTTTTATATTCCTGATATTGAATATACCGTAATGAATGCTGAAAAGAATGATATAACCTATCAGCCGATTACGGTTGAGCTGATTGAGTATTAAGGGGTGATTCTTAAAAATGCTTGTATCTAAAGAAATTGCTGATAAGCTGAAAACAAACACACTTTACAACACCGTTGCCCTGCATTCTCCTGACGGTAGTTTTGAGGATATAACCGGCGAAAGTATCGTGCTTGACAGCTTTTCACTTGAAAATGAAATCGTTGAAAAAGAATTGAAATTCGGCGGTTGCATAGCCTCTGAAATGAGCGTGAAACTCATTGATTATGATTGCTCGGCTTTGATAAGAAAGACGGTACAGGTCATCATAACGGCAACATATCTTGAATCAGAGCTGTATCCGTCAGATGATTTGTACCCGTCAGATACTCTTATTTGTCCTGCCGAAACAGGAACGGTTGAATGTCCTGTTTTCTACGGTAAAATTCAGTCGGCTCAAAGAGATAAAAAACAGCGTAACATCGTCAAAATCACAGCCTATGACGCTTTTTATGATATGTCAAAGGTGGATATGTCTTTGTGGTTTGCAGGCAAAGAGAACGAGGACGGCAGTTTTGCTTATGGTTATGCGCACTATCAAAAAGACGATAATTTTAAGAGCTTTTATTCAATAATCGCAGAATTTGCCAAAGATTATGCAATTACAGGGGTTTCACCGCCGAGCTTATCTGTCTTTAGTGTACCGCTGAAATTTGATGATACCTGCGTGGAAAAGGTTATAAAGGACATTACCTTGTCAGATTTAATCCAAGCTTATGCAGAATTAACTTTGAGCTTTGCCGTTATAGATGCCGACGGAAAAATGCGTTTTAAAAGGCTGTATTCTCAATCTTCCGTTGAAACAATCGATTCGTACAAAGATTTATCCTTTGAAGATTACGAACTTGAGCCTATCCGTATGTACAGTGCTAAGTTTGCTGATAAAAAAGCGTTTTTGTATGGCAACAGTAACGATTTTTCGTGGTATGTTTCCGATAACATTTTGATGAGGTGCAGAACAACAGCAAGTGATATCGGCATAAAATATAATTCTGTTAATTTTTTTGGTGATGTATATAAATACCGCCCGACAAAAATTAAGCTGTTTTCGTATTGGTGGCTTGAGGCAGGCGATAAGTACACAATTAAAACTCCGTTTGAAGATTTGCCGACAATCGAAACATTTGTGTTCAATAAGAAAATGAACGGATTTATAACTGCCCTCACATCAAAGGGCGAAAAACGATTAGGAAAGGAAGTAAAAGAAAATGAACAAATACAATAAAATTGTCTTTGTGAACGGCTCTGCTCCGCCCCTCAATGCCGATAACCTCAACCATATGGACGAGGGGATTGAACGGGCAACAGACGGGGCAATTGCACTTGAAACCGAAATAGCCACGGCAAGAGGCGGTCAAAATTCGCTTGGAGCAAGGTTTGATACGACCGACGCAAATCTTGCAAGTAAAGCCAATAAATCGACAACGCTTGCAGGGTACGGAATTACGGACGCATATACGAAGGAAAGAACAGACCAAAAACTTGCCCAAAAGCTCAATTCAATGCCGTTCGACAGCGAACCAAAAAATAACAGCCCGTGTTACCTCACAAGCGGTACGGTTTACAATGCTCTGCTTGTGAAAGCAGATAAAACCGCCTTGGCGACTAAATACGATTCGTCAAATATTGAAAGCGGAACATCAACTCTTACACCGTACTCTACTCAGATTGATAAAATAAAATCTGCAACTTGCCTTTATGAAAAAATTGGCGATATCGTTATTGTAAATGTCACCGTCATTA